CGCGTTCCGTGAGGCGCGCAAGGACTGGGACGACGGCGACGACGAGACCGCTGCCGAACTCCAGGCCGCCCTTGCCCGCGCTGAGGCTGCGGAGGCCGAGAAGGAGCGTTGGCACGAGGCGGCGCTCATCGGGCTGGGCGCAGAGAACGACCTGAAGGCCGAGCGTGACGCGCTATGGACCGCGGTCGAGGCCGTGCGGGGGCTGGCGGACGAGTGGGAGTCGCTGGGGTCGCGTAGGGCAAGGACCACGGAGCAGATCGCCGTGAACGGCACCCTCGTCGGGACGGCGAAGCAACTCCGTGCCGCCCTGTCCGGGCAGCCCGTGGCGCAGGCGGTCGGGGTGGAGGAGTGGGGCCACGTCGGCCGCCGGTTCTGGGAGCAGGGGCTCAAGCCGAGGGTGACCATCTGCGACGACGAGGACGAGGCGCGCGCCTGGGACGGCCCCGCTCGCATGGCCGTCCGCCGCACGGTGACGCCGTGGGTGCCGGTGGAGACGGGCGGGGAGGGGCGGTGAGCGCCGTCGTCGTCCGTCTCCCCGATCGCCCGTTCCCGAACGGCTGGGAGACCCGCCCGAACCTCGACGACCACGGGCACACGTGGGAGTCGGTCTACGCCGAGTCGCGGCCCGGGCACTTCGTTGAGGTCGACCGGTGCGTCAGCTGCCACTGTCCGCGCTGCGACGCGCACGACGGCTACCCGGACGGCAGGTGCGTCGAGCGTCGCCACCACAGCGAGGTCCACATCTTCGAGGGGCGCGGCACTTTCGCACCTGTCGGTGGCTACCTGAGCGACGAGGCCGACCGATGAGCGACCTCGCGACCGCCCTGCGCGCCGAGCTGGACCGCACGGCCTGAACATACGAAAGAACCCCCCTCGGACATTGAGGGGGGTTCTTCGTTGTCCACTACAGCTCCGGTTCCCGGTACTGGTCCCTGCCGGCCGTCGTCCATGACGTGGCAACGTCCACACGAGGGGCCGTCACGGCCGGTTTGAGCGCCTCTGAGAGGATCTCGGCGTCAGGGCTGGACTCTAGGACCACCCCGTCGTTGAGCCACGCCACGAGGCGACTGACGGCCTCGTGGTAGCGCACCCGATGCCACTCCCCGGACTGGGAGTAGCGCTTGCCGAAGTCGGCCCACGTCCACCCGCCCACGGAGCGGGCGAACAGGATGCGCTTGTCCACCACGTCGCACACCGCATGGACGGCCCGCTTCAGGTCCATCACGTACGCCGCCCAGTTGTTCCCCTCGGACGGGTCACGGTTGCCGGACACCTTCTCTTCGCCCTCCGGGCGCACGGGGCGGTGGTTGGGGTCGAACACACCAGGCAGGACCGCTTCGACCAGCTTCACGCTGTACGTGTACTCGGCGTCAGGGTCGTAGCCGAGGGCCTGCCGGCGTTCCCGCTTCGCCTGCCGCACCAGCACCCTGACGGCCTCGGACACGAGGCGGTTGTGAGCCAACCGCCCGTCGGGCATCGTGTTGTGGTCGATGCGCTCCGGGTGCTCCAGCAGCCACAGCATGGCGGACTGGGTGAGGTCTTCGGGGTCCGTGAAGTCACGGTTGGCGTGGTGGGTGATGGCCGCAGCCTTGCGGGCGATCGAGTACAGCTGGGCGAACCGCTCGTCACGACTCACGCGGCACGCTCCAGGGGTTCGCAGAGGATGAAGAAGTCCGACCAGTAGCCGGAGGCGCCGCAGCCGGCGCCCGTGCACCCCAGCAGGGTGGGGGGCTGCATGTACACGCGCCCTGATTCGCACAACAGGTACTGCCTGCGCTCCGGGCACTTGTGGCACAGGTACATGACGACCCACGCTGCGGGGTCGTCGGCCTGGTGCTTGCGGTTGTGCTGCCCGTGCTCACACGGGACGTTCAACTGGAAGTCGAGTCCGAGCAGGATCAGCTCGTCCAACGAAACGTCAACACTCATATCACACGAGCCTCTCTCCTCGCACGATGACGCTCCCTCGTGCAGGCGCGGCACACTCTGCACGGTCGGCCCCCGGGGTTCATTCCGACGTAAGTGTTCGCCTCGGTGTACGGGTGGCCCCGGTGGCACTCGGACCGGCTTGCATTGGGGTCCGTGCCGTGCGCGATTCGATCGCGCATGTTCTCGCTCTGGGTGCCGTAAGTCAGATTCTCGGCGGCGTTATTATGGGGGTCGCCGTCGAGGTGCCGGCTGACTGCGCCTCGGGGCCTCGGGCCGGCGAAGGCGAGAAGCACCACCGAGTGCACGCGGAACCGCTTTCGCACGCCGCCTTCGCACAGGGTGACTGCGAGGTAGCCAGAGCCATCCTGGAATAGGGAAAGCTGGCGTCCACCACGCCGGACCTCACCCAGCGCGCTAACCTCGTAGGCGGGGAAGCCGGGGACGGGGCGCCATTCGGTCATACGGCGACCACCGTGGAGGCGTTCACGCGGTTCGTGTCACGGGACCAGCCACCGCACCCGCCCTTGGCGGTGTCGCACCAGTTGCGCGGGTACGTGCCGGTGGCGAGGTGGTAGAACCCTCGCCGCTGGAGGGCGTCCACGCCGCACTTGGGGCAGACCCTGGTGCCGTCGCCGTACAGGTTGGCGTTGGGCAGAGTGCTGCCCAGCCAGGGCAGCAGCTTGTCGTAGAGGTCGATCAGGAGGTTCACGTCCTGGATTTGGTAGCGCTTCATTCGCTTCCAGGCGGCGTCATCGCCGGCCAGGCACTTGATCCAGAGGCCGTGTCCCTCATGCTTCACCTTGGCGCCCACGCCGAGGCGCTGGGCCACGTAGTCGAGCTTGAAACTGGGGAAGCGGAAGTGCTTCTTGCACGCCAGCATCAGGTCGAGTTCCTTGTACGGCGACGGCGGGGTCAGCCCCGCCTCCAGGAACTCCCGCTTCATGTGCTTGGAGTCGAACCCCTTCGAGTTCCAGCCCATCACGGCGTCGGCCTCATCCAGCAGCGCGTGGAGGTCCCGGAGCATCTGCTCCTTGCCGTTGTGGTGCACGGAGCGGAAGGTGACGGCCTTCTTGCCGAGCCACCGGGCGCCGAAGCAGATCACCTCGGTGGAGCCGAGGAGCTGGGAGAGCGACACGTTCTGCTGCCACAGCCCCCAGACGTGGGCAAGGTTCGGACTCGTCTCCAAGTCCAGGGCAAGGATCTTTGCACTCACGTCCGGCTCCTCTGCCATTCGGTTAGATACGCGGCAAGGCCACGCAGGATCTCCACGTCGTCGCGGGCGTAGCCAAGGGCGGCGTTGCACCGCCCGCACAGGACGCCCCTGAAGCACTCGCCGCACGACTGCTTGTAGTCCGGGCAACAGGCGTGGTCGTGGTCGGTGTGCCACCACTTCCCGCCGGGATCTGTCGTGCGACACACCTTGCAGGCGCGGCCCTGTGCCTCGAACCGGTCCTGCCACTCCTGGGGATCAACCCGGTGCACCTTGCGGATGTTGTAGTGCCGCTTGCAGTAGCCGCCCGAGAGGTGCGGCTCCCCGCACGGCGTCACGGAGCAGGTGTCGCCGGGGATGCGGCGACGGGGCGGCGCGTCCATCGGGGCGCCGCGCTTGGCCCTCTCGTTGTGCATGGCGCAGTAGCCATTGGCTTGAACGAGGCGGTCGCAGGTGGCCCAGGCGCACGGAAGGCGAACCTTGGGCTTGGGCCGGCGGCGCGGCGTCGGGTGCAGCGGGAGGCCACGGTGCCAGCGGCTGTAGTGCTTGCGGCACCAGCCGCGCGCACAGATCTCTCGCTCGCACCCCTCCACGGAGCACTTCACTTGATGGCACCCTTCACGAGGTTGACCAGCTCGTCACCGAACCCGGCGACGAGCGCTTCGTTGGCGTCCTTGACGCCGTGCGGGGGATTAACCACGAGTACAGGGAGGTCGGATTCCAGGACCTTCTTCACCAGTTCACTCCCCGCGTCGTCGTTGTCACGGAACAGGACGATGCGCCGGTATCCCTCGAACAGGCGCCAGTGTCGCGCCTTGTTCCACGCCTGCGCCCCGGGAACAGCAACAGCGGGAACGCCCAACTGCACCAAACTGATGGCATCAATCTCGCCCTCCGTGAGGGCGATGTAGTCGGATGGGGTGTTGAGGGCGCGCAGGTTGAACAGGCGGTTCTGCTGCCCCGCCGGGGCGTCATACTTCTTCCCGCTGTCGGCGGGTGGGATCTCCCGGAACTTGATGCCGACGACGTGACCTGCGGCGCACAGGTTGGGGATGGCTACCCTGCCGGCGAACCGCTCGAACCCGGGCGTGGTGTTGTCAGCGACGTACCCGATTCTGAAGTCCTCCACCGTAGCGGGGCTTAAACCCCGCTCCCGGACGAACGCTTCTCCCGGACCTCCAGCCAGAGCTTCCTGAAATCTGGAAGTCGCCATCTCCAAGGATTCCCTTTGCGAACGCAAGAGCGGCTTGACGGTCACTCAGGTTCTCCTTCGCCATGATGAGATCGAGGGTGTGCCCCTTGAAGGGGCAGGCGTGGCACTCCATGTAGTTGGTGCCGAGATTGAGTGAGCACGACGGCACACCGTCGTCATGCACGGGGCATCTGGTTTTCTGCCACGAGTCGGTGTCGTGGAAGTAGATGGCGTAGTGCTCCAGGATCGGGCGGAGGGGGACGATCATTCGTCGTCCGTCTGCTCAGCGATCCAGCGCCGCGCCTCGCGGCGCTCACGGCGGTGGGTCATGCGCTTGATCTTCTTGACCGCCCCCGCCCGCTGGAGGTAGCAGTAGTAGCGCCGCCACCCGGTATAGGCGTCCTCCTCGGCCCAATGCTTGATGACCCGCTTCACGCCGTCGGCTCCCTCGTGGCGGACAGGGCGAACTGGATCGCCTCAGCGTGCGTCTCGAAGTAGTCGGACACGGTGTCCGTCTCGCACGCCCAGGGGCGGTCGCGGGTCTCATCGGGGTATCGGTACCGCCTGTTGACCCGCCCGTCAGGGCTGCGCGCCGGCCAGTAGTTCCGGTTGAACACGTAGGGCTTGTTCACGCGACGGCCTCCTCGCACTCGGTGATGATGCGCCGCCACTGCTTGCGGCTGCCGAGGCCCTTGATCTCCATGCTGCGACCGAGGTACTTGTACCAACGCACCTCGACGCCGCTGGCCTTGTGGCGGAAGTTGGGGCGGACGGTGGGGCAGTCGGGCTCGTGGTCGTGGCGCTCGTACCACTCCTGCCACATGGAGTCGGTCGGGTGGGAGGCCTTGTCGAACTCCCACTCGGCCTCGCTGTAGCCGCAGAGGCAGTCGCCCCACCAGTACGGGTGCATCTCGAACACGTCGTTGTCCACCTCGGCGCCGTACCCGAACTCGCCGCCCAGCAGGCCGCCCGACTTCTCGTAGCCGACGGTGTGCAGGAGACGGGTCAGCTCGTATAGGTCGTCAGCGACCAGCCGCTCGAAGTTGTCGTTCACGCCGCCACCTCCCGCATGTCCTTGCGCCGCTTGTTCACCTGCCGGTTCAGCGCCAGGCGCTCCTCCGGCGGGGCTGACAGGAACTGGTTGCGCCGCTCCGAAGGTGTCGGCTCCATGCCGCGCTTCTCGAAGAAGCCCGGCCACCAGCGCCGTGCCACGTCCTCGAATCCGGAACGCCCGTCATGCTCCGACCACGGGTCGGTCATGCACGCCAGCTCGGTGACGAACGTGTCCCGCTCCAGCAGGGTGAGGTTGCGGATCGTGTCCCAGTCGAAGGACACGGCACGGTGCACGGCCACCGGATCGACGTGCGGCGACAGCAGACCCGGGTCGTCCAGCCAGGACCGCACCATCCGTCGGTGCTGCGACAGGGCGCGGTTGCGGGCGTTCCTCTCGCCGTTCTTCCACGAACCCGTGGGGAACGCTTCGATGAGTTCCTGGGCGATGGTGGCGATGAGTTCCGGTGTCGCCTTCAGCGGGGCCGGCTGGTCCCACAGCTCAGGCCAGCGGGCGTCGATGAGGTCCCAGACGAAGCGGCGCCGGGGGTCTTCGGGCGTGAACATGAGCGCAGTTCCTCCTGCGGTCGGTGGGGTGATGCCATCGAGTGTAGCAACAGCAACACCGCAACGTCAACACCTACGGGGCCAGGAACTCCTTCAACGGCACTACGACATATGAGTCCGCGATGGGGCGGCCTCGGCGCTTCACCACCACCAGCGGCATCACGTCGTCAGGGTTGATGTCCCGCTTCTTCGCATAGTTCGCCCGCTCCACGATGGCCTCGGTGACCCAGCCTGCGAGGTTCAGCTTCTGCTCGTTCTTCAACTCGCAGATGTACGTGAGGTCTTCGTCCTGAATGACGAGATCGCCCTCGTCAAACCGACCTGAAAGGCGCAGCCGCTCGGCGGGAAGGCCGAGCGAACGGACGTATGCCAGCACGTCCAGTTCATACTGGGAGCCTTTGCGACGGTTCTTCTGGTTCTGCGAGGTCACGTCTCCTCCAGTTCCACGTAGATGGCGGCCCAGCCCAGCAGGTCCACGCCCGTGTCCCGCTTGTACTGGTGCACAGACCGGGCCAGCTTCACCGCCACCATTGCCCGTGCCACGTCGGCGGCAGTCCACTGCCGCTCCGGGAACAGCACCTGAAAAATGTCCCTGGTGTTCCCCAGGTTGACTGACGGCTCCCCGTACTGGGCGTTCCTGTCGTTGTCGATCAGGTCGGCGGCCTCCATGAGCGCCTGCCGGCGCGGGGTGGCGGGACCCTCCCACTGCTCGAACTTGTCAGCCAGAGCGTTCGCCACCCAGGACGGCATGTCCGTCGCCCTCGCCGCGAGAGACGCCAGGGAGTCCAACCGCACACCCCCGTCGGTGTCGTAGTGCGCGGTCAGGATCTCGCTGCCCTCGCCGTCGTCGAACGCCTTCACTCGCCACCCCACTGGCCGTCCACGAACCGCACATCCAGAGACTCGCCGTCGTCAGACGGGACGTACTCGACGCACACCACGTCGTCGCCCACGACCGCCAGGCGAGCGGAGTGCACATAGAAGATGTCGCCCTTTTCCTTGCCGGGCTTCAGCAGTAGCTCACTGATCCGAGCCAGCTCTGCCAGCATTCCAGCCTCGACCCTCACTCGTCGTCCTCTCCAGGTCGCTGCCACGTCACCACTGGCGGGGCAGACATGTTGAAATACCGCTCCAGCTGGTTGCGGTCGGGGTGGATCAGGAACGTCTCGAACCTTTGCGCCGTCGGGTCGTCAGGACCCGACCGGTGCTTCACCACCGACACGAAGAACTTGTCCCCAGACTTGGCGATCGACAGGATGTTCTCCGGCGTCTGCGCCACCTTGCCCATGATCGCCTTACGGGGGGCGGGCTTCTCCGGGTCCGACGCGCCCTCACTCATGTGGTGCAGGATGAACACCGCAGCACCGGTCTGCTGACGCATCGTCTTCGCGTCCAGAAGGACGCTCTTGTACCCGGAGAACTCGTTGTCACCACCACCGGGCACGATGTCCAGAAGGTTGTCCAGGACGATGATGTCCGGGTAGGCGTCCCACATCTCCACCCAGGCGTCGATCTCGCACCAGATGTCTTCCAGCGTGGGGTTGGAGTTGAACATGAACTGCACCCGCACGTCCGCGAGCTGGTCCATGTAGTCGTCCTCGTAGCCCCGCTCCCGGCCTTCCTGAACCATCCGGGTCGTGTCGCCGCTGACGGCGGCGGTGAGACGGGCGGTGGCCGTGTGCTGTGCCATGTCGCCGGACACGTACAGGGCGGTGAGGCCGTGCTTCTTCGCCCACTGGGCGATCAGCCACACACTCAGGCCCGACTTCCACGCCGCCGGCTGACCGCAGATCATGGTCAGTTCGGACTTGCGGAACGTGAACTCGAAGAACCCGTGGTGGAGATCCCACAGGTTCTCCAGTTCGGGGAGCGGGGCGCCCGTCTCGGTCGCCTTCACAAACGCCCTTGCCGCTGAGAGCACTCCCGCTCCCCTCCCTGTTGGTGTCGAGTGTCAGTTCGCCCAGGAGCCTTCCCACAGGTCCGGGGGCGGGGTCTTCCCGTTGGTCTGGTACACGCTGGGGATCTTCGGGTCGCGGGGGTCGATCCACCGCTTCATCACCTTCCCCGACTGCGCCGTCCAGATGCGCTTCACAGCGGGGCCGTACTGGGTGGTGGGGGCGTCGGGGCGACCCAACTCGTAGGTGCCGCCGTAGCGGTCCTGCTCAGTCCGCATCCCGCCAGGAGCAGCCTGCGCCGGGGCGGCAGGTGCCTGGTACGCAGGTGCGGTAGGCCCCGCCTGTGCGACCGGCTGGACGTGCTGCGGCACCTCCACCTGCACGGCCTGGGCACCCAGGCCCGACGCGGCGTTGTAGACGCCGTGCAGCTCCACCGCCACCTCGGCCACCTTCGCCAGGATCGCGGCCTGCCCGAGGGCGTCCAGGCGGGTGGTCAGCTGCTCGGGGGTGTCGGCTCGCACAACCAGCCACGGGGCGTCGTAGCCGCCGCCCGCCTTCAGGGTTGCGGTCAGGGCCGCGTTCTCGTCGGTCACTCGTCCTCCAGGTTGTAGATGCCCTCAACGGCGTAGTAGTTGGAAACGTCAACAGCGGGACGTGTCAGGTTGTGGGTGATCGCCTGCGGCACCAACACGTCCACGCCGTCGAGCATGTGGCTGGGGTCGGTGGCGGGTGGGATGAAGACGTGCACCTCACCGAACGGGGTGAACGGGTCCCACGACTTCACGGTGGCCTCGATCAGCACCTTGTCGCCACGGCGGTACACGGTGCGCTGGTGCCCGTTCACTTGCCCGTCCAGATGGCCTCGGCCGATCGGCTCTGGTGCGCCCACCCCTGATGGCTCGAAGCGAGTTCGCACTTGAAGTCCTCACCACGAACGTTCAGGCGGGCGGCGCAGCCGCCGTCGCGGGTGTCGAAGATGCCGCTCACTTGTCCTCCTCGGTGATGCCGTAGTAGTTCCTGACCCATTCCTCGGTGACGCCCTTGTGCTTCGCCAGGTCCCGCACCAGGCGGTCAATGAGGGTCATGCGTCCTCCATCTCCAGCTCGATGCGGACCTCGCCGCCGGCCAGGGCCTCCCACGGCTTCGGGACCGTGTGCGCCAGGTCCCCGTCCTGCTCTCGCTTGCGGCGAGCCTTGCGCTCCGCCTGCTTCTGTCGATCACAGGCCCGGCAGAAGCGGTGCCCGGCGCTGTGCCGGGTGTTCGCCTCGTCGTACGGGTGGCCCTGGGGGCAGTGGGTGATCCGCCGCTTCCACTCACCCGAGACGTGCGGAACTAGTCCCCGGATGACGTTCTCCCTGTGGGTTACCGGCTCCAGATGGTCCGGGTTTACGCACGGGGGATTTCGGCACAGATGGTCGATGACCAGCCCCTCCGGGATTGGGCCGACAAGGTGCTCCCACGACCAGCGGTGGGCACCCACCAGGGTGCCGTCCCGAAACCGCCCGTAGCCCTTTGAGTCGCGGCAGGCCGTCCACTCCCAGCAGATGCCGGTCGCGTCCACTTTTGCCCAGAACCTCACATCTGCCGGCTCGCCCCTCACTCCATCACCAGCTCTACTCGGTCGCCCTCGGTCCTGCTCATCTCCCAGGGCTTGGGAACGGTGTGGGCGAGTTCGCCATCCTGTTCGTAGCAGTGGCTTCTGACCGAGCAGGCGTTGCACATGGGGCCAGGGTTCGGCAGGAACAGGCCCTGCCGCCGCACCTGCGCCAGCGTCTCGTACTGCCACCGCAGCCGCTCCAGCGTGAACTGGTCCAGCGACCGCACCGGGTCTGCCACACCGGAGCGGGCGTCCCAGAACGTGCCGCCCGCAACGTCAACACCGAAGCGCTGTTCCAGGGCCACCTTGTACGTGCCCAGCTGCCGCAGCGACGACTGCTTGGAGGCGCCCGTCTTGATGTCCACGACGATGAGGCGACCGGTGGTGGGGTCCACCACCACGCGGTCGATGCCGCCACGGACGAGGATGTTCAGGCCCTCCAGCTCCAGGGCGAAGTTGATCTCGATGCCGGGGCGGGCGTCGGGGGGCGACAGCCACAGCAGCCACGGGGTGTTCTGCGTGAACACCACCCACCGCCGGACCATCGCCGGTCCGTTCGCCAGCCACCACTCGGCGTTCTCCTTGTTGGGCCACTCCCGGGAGGCGCGCCCGGAGGCGCGGAACTCGGAGCGGTCCATCCCGGACTCCTCCTCGCGCTGCGCCGTCAGCGTCTCGAAGTGATCCCTGAAGTCCAGTTCAGGAACGTCAACACCGTGGTCGCGCAGGTCGATGGACTCGGTGACCTCGTGCACCGTGGAGCCGCCGATGAGCGCCCACGAGGGCGTCTGGGGGACCTCGATGAGGCGCTCCAGGCGGTAGCGCTCACCGCAGCCCGTGGCCCCGTTCAGCTGGGAATGGGAGAGGCGGTCCATCACGCCTCCTCGAAGAAGCGCTCAATCAGGATCTGCTGTGCCTGGTGCCGGGCCAGGGCCTCATCGAACGCAGGGACCGCGCCACGCTTGGCCCACTCGCCGTGGCTGTTGCCCGTCCGCTCCTCCCAGGCGTCGATCAGCAGGTGGTCGTCACCCAGGGCGACGCCGCAGTCGAAGCACTCAACCTCCATGACCCCGTTCACGTCCGGGCCGGTCGTTGCCCACCCGGAGTGCTGGGCGAGGAGCCGGGCCAGGCGCTCCACCAGCGCGTCGCTCACTCGTCCACCTCCACGTCGGTGCCCTGGACCAGGACGGTGACCACGGTGTCACGGTCCGCCACGATCGTCGTGTCCACGACGCTGTAGCCACGCTCGAACAGGCGGCGCTTCTCCAGGTCCAGGGCGGTCATGTACGGCCTGGCAAGGCCGACGCCGGGCAGCTCACGCGCCGGCAGGTCCATCGGGGTGGTCGCGTCGTCGAGGGTGGACACGATCACCGCGATGTCGGTGGTCGGGACCTCGAAGACGGTCACGGCGGTGGAGCGAGAAGTCACTGGATTCCCCTGTCTCGATCGGTGCAACACTGATCCTACACACGGTCATGCACAAGAGCGCAACACCGTTGTTGCGCCCCGAGTTGCTGACCGGTAACAGGGATGCTAGGCGACACCACTGACACGGCCCAGACCGATCGGCCCTGGTCAGTGAGCCGTTCGGGTGACAGGGGCCACGACGGGCCGTGACGGGCCACCACGAACTGGGACATCTCGCGCGCCCGCGCGCGTCATGATCTTTAGACAACGAAGGATGGGATACCCCTAGAGGTATCCCATCCCTTGTTGATGTAGTTACAACTACATGATGTTGTTCTTCATGAGCGCCCCCATGGGGGCGCTCTATCAACTACATCATCATCATGTAGTTCCAGTGTAGCGGCGGGTGCGACACGTGGTGATCGCGCACCTCATGCCGCTGGTGACCCGCTGTCAGGCACCCTCACGATCCCGGTGTCCACGCCTGGACGGCGTGGCACCACGAACCAGCCCTCGAACGTGTTCGGGTCGTAGTGGAAGACGCCACCCACCGAGTCCAGGTAGGCGACCGCACGTTCTACCCGGTGCCGCTCCTCGTCGGGGATCTCCTCGCCACGGTCCAAGCGCGCCTTCTGGCGGATCACCCGGGCCGGCTCCATCTGCCGGTGCTCCGGGCGGAGCCTCCACGGCATGGCGCTAGGCGGCTGTGGCCGCATGGCGAGTCCTCTCCGCTTCCGCCAGGCGCTGATCGCCTGGCGTGTGACCGAGATGTGGTGCCTCTCCTTCAGGAGCGCCACGATCTGCGTGTCCGTCTTGCCGGCACGCATCCACTGTTCGAGCTGCTTGTCTGGCAGGATCTTTCCAGGCATGGTGTTGGCCCTAAGTCGGGTCGGGGTGGTGCTGTAGCAAGCATGAGCGTATGACACTCTTGTGCGAGTTGCAAGTAGAAACACCCGTGTTGCCGATCACGGTGGTACCCGATGTCGTTGCAGGTCAGTCAGCATACGGCACTACGACAGTTGTCATGTTTTCCCTGGTTGCGGGCAACACGCGTTGACGTGCCGCAACATCGGTGGTTGACGTAGTGCGGCACACGCCTGCTACAGTGTTGCCATGACAGATAGCCACCCGCTGGAGCGGGCAGACGACATCTACGGGCGCTACGTCCAGTGGCTGCAAGACACCCCTGAGGCGCTGCGCTTTCCCCGAGACGAGAGCGGAAGACCCCTGCCCGCAGAGGTCGCACTCCCCGACAGCGTGGCGCACGACGCCATCGACGCCATGTATGAACTGGGGCATCTCGACCCCCGCCACGCCCACCTGCTCACGGTCTTCCGCGAGGTTGACCGCGAGTGGACCAAGGGCATCCGGTGCCCCGTGTGTGCCAACGCCGACGACCCTGACTTCGACCACTACCGGGAGTGCTGATGAAGACCTCACTCCTGAGCGACCTCGTGGACGAGTTCGAGGAAACGCTGCGATCCAACGCCTACTCCAAGGCCACCGTCACCAACTACATCCGGGCTTCACGTGAGTTGCTGACGTACGTCGGCAACATCCAGGCCCGCAACGTCACCCCCCGCCACATCGACGGGTTCTTCGCCACACGCCAGGCGAAGGGCCTGGCGCCGTCGTCGCTGAACTGCGAGCGGGCAGGGCTGCGCGCCCTGTTCGCCTACGCAGAGCAGCGCCGCTACGTCCCCTCCGGGTCCTCCCCGGTGGTGCACCGCCGCCCGTTCAAGGTCGCCAGGCGGGAGCGCCTGCGCGTCCCGGCGGCGGAGTTCCCCCGGCTCCTCGGGGCAGCCGGCCATCCGAGGGACCGGATCATGGTGGCCCTCGGCCTGTTCCTGTTCCTGCGCCAGTCCGAGATGCGGCACCTGCGCGTGGGTGACGTGAACCTGGACGTGGGGGAGGTGTTCGTCACCGTCATCAAGACGAAGCAGACGGACCGAATGCCGATCAGCGCAGAGCTGGACGCCGAGCTGAGGTCGTGGCTGGCGTTCTACTCGCTCAACGCGGGCCGCCCCCTGCGGCCCGACGACTACCTTGTCCCGGCCAAGACCCCGCCGCTGTTCACGAAGGGGCTGACACCCACCCAGAACGCCGAGGCTGCCAAGCGCAACGCGCAACTGAACCCCACCCGGCCGGTGGGTCAGGCGGAGCGCACCGTGCAGCGCGTCCTCGCCAATGCGGGCTACGACTTGCGCCAGTCCAACGGCAAGTCCGAGTCCGAGGGGATGCACACCCTGCGCCGTTCCGGCGCACGCGCCCTGTTCGACCAACTGGTTGAAACCGGTTACGACGGGGCGATGCGTACCGTACAGTCGATGTTGCACCACGCCTCCGTCACCACGACGGAAATCTATCTCGGCATCCATCTGGACAAGAAGCGACGGGACGACATTCTCAGGGGAAAGCCGATGTTCCCCGTGGCGCGTGAGAATGTTGTCAGCCTGGAGGGAATGCGTGGCGAAGCAGAGGATAACCGTCGTGTTGTGTGACGGTTGCGGGCGCGATACAGAAACAACACCGGTTCGCATCGGCATCAGTGGCAGCCCTTTGCGCCAGTTGGACCTGTGCGCCTCGTGCCGCCGGCCGCTGGAGAAGGTGATGGACGCCGCCGAGGAGCGCCGCCCCTCCCGCACACCTGTCGCCCGGATGCCTCTCGTCACCCTTGACGAGGTGGCCCGACGGCGCAAGACTACGAGCCGTGGCCCGAAACAGGCCACCACAGCCCCGGAAACGGCCCTAGGAGACGACAACACGTCGTCCGTGGGTGATCGTCCGGGGAGGGGGTCTCGACGGCGCAGAGGGGCTGAGGGCTGATGGCGAGCTGGAGCGAGCAGCGGCAGTACGAGAGGCGCCGCAAGGAGATCCGGGAGGAGCACCGCCGTCAGTACGCCCAGGCGGTGAAGGAGGGGCGGGTCAAGCCCGAGCCGTGGTGGGTCGGATGGGGCCAGTTACTGCTGTGGGGAATAGTGTTCGCGTTGATACTATTTCTCATCGGCGCCCTGAATGCGGGCACCAACACCATGCCGATCACCGGCTGAGAACGCAGAAAAGGCGGGCACCCCCGAAGGGATGCCCGCTCTTTTCTTGCTGTCAGAATACCGTTACATTCATGCGCTGTCGCGGTATCCTGACATTCTTCACTCGTCAGCGACGTGCTTTCCTCGCTGCACGTTCGCCCCGGCAGTCAGACCCAGCGCCGTCCCGACGAAGGCGTACACCGCCAGGGCGTCGGTCAGCCAGGCCGGCTCCGCCACCACCTGGTACGCGCCCAGGATCAGGCCCGCCAGGGCGTAGGCGACGTACAGCGCCTTCCGGTACTGCGCCGGAAGGATGTCGGTCAGGATGCTCACCAGTCCACCTCCAAGCCCGCCAGGAGGCGGGCGGTCGTCTCGTCGATCACTCCGGTTGGCGGGATGTGGTGGTTCCCCTGGAACCGCTTCACCCCGGCCACGTCGGTCGCGCCCAGCAGTCGCAGGGCGTGCAGGTACTCCTCGGACTCCGGGTACACCGGCTCCGTCCACCAGGCCGGCAGCAGGCCGAAGCCCTCCTGCTCACCCAGGGCGCAGGCGGTCGCCTCGTCCACGACGCCCGTCTGCGAGACGCCGACACCCTTCTGGTATCCGCGAACCGTGATCGACAGCACCGCGTCAGCGGTGCCCGTCGGCAGCAGGCCCAGCTTGCGCTGGACGATCGCCACGTCCCTGCCCTTGTCGCCGTCAACGATCGGACGGTGCCACCACGTCGGTGCGTTCATAGCCGCCTCACCACCACCAGGGCCACGCCCCCGTAGTTGGCGTGAGGGCCGTCGGGGGCTGACTCGACCCTGAAGTCCACCGTCTCGATCTGACCGGTGAACACCTCACCTGTGCGGTTGTCCGCCACGCGCACCGGGCGACCGGTCTCCTCCAGGTCTTCCAGCGCCTTCAGGCGCAGGTAGGAGTAGCCCACATCCCCGAACCGGTTCCCGTAGCGGTCCTCCTCGAAGTCGAAGCAGGACAGCGGGTACTGGAACAGGCGCACGCGCGACGCGGCCGGCACGGCCTTGATGACCAGGCCGGAGACCACGGGTGACTGACCGGCGTCAGATGGCGTGAGGGTGATGCGGAAGGACAGGTACTGGTGCACCGTGCCCGGTGCCTGGATCGCCACGTCCGCCTCCGTCTGGAAGGACGGGGCGAACTCCACCACGCGGTTCTCTGCCCCGCTGGGGGTGACGGAGGTCAGGGCCACCCGACCGCCATTGAGCAGGCACACGAGGCGGGCCAGGCGAAACGCCTTCGGCTCCACGGTGCGGAACCTGATTCCGCCCGTGTCCAGCCAGCCCGACGCCACGTACTGCGTGGCGGACTGGACGAACACCTTCCGGTCGGCGGCGACCACCACGCGGTCGCCCACCAGGGCGATGGACGTGGACTCCCCGACCGTCTTCGCGGAAGCGTCCCACGCCCAGGCGAACCGGCCCGACTCTCCCACCGGGGCGGACAGGTCGATCCGCACGGCGCCCGACGTGCCATCAGGCAGGGCGTTGGTCACGGAGAGGTAGGCGAAGCGGTCGCGGAACGTCACGTCCGTCGCGGCAGTGTCCAGCTCCACCGTCAGCGGCCCGTACTGCACCAGGCCGTCGTCGGCGGCGAAGCCGACGCGCACACCCACGCTCGTACCGAGGACGATGTAGGAGCCGAGGTAGTTGCCCATGCAGGTGACCCGCTCCGTCGGTGGCATCTTCGCCACCTGCGACCCGCCGGACAGCACCAGCTGGCCACCGCTGTCCTGCTCCAGGGTGAACCGGAACACCGCCGAGTCGTTGTCCGCATAGCCTGCGGCGAGGATCGCCGCGCCGGTCTCGGCCACGTCGGTCCACACCCACCCAGCGTCCGGGTGCTCGTAGAGCGGGGTCGGGTGCAGCGTCTCGATGACGCCTGACCCGCCAGGGGTCAGCTCGTACAGGCGGTTGGCGATGGCGCAGATGAGCCGGGCCTTCACCCACCACACGCGAGCGACGCCTGTGCAGGTGTAGGGCGTGGTCACGGTCCCCGTGGCGGCGTCAAACTTGGACACGCCGCCGTTGTGGCCCACCCACACCGTGCCGCCCGCAGCGGCAGGCTGCGTGGCGCCGACACCGGGCAGAGTTCCGGACACCACGGTCCCGCCTTCGGGCACCCAGTCAACCTTGCTGCCGTGGGCGCGGACGAACCCGCTCACCCCTGCGACCGCGAGGCCGCACACGAACACGTCCTCGGCGTGTGTGGACGACAGGTCCACGTCACGCAGCAGGGACAGCTCACCCGGGGTCCACACGTCGATGCCCTGGCAGTCGCGGAAGCGGTGCACCGTCTCCGCCTCGGCGCCCGGCTCGTACCAGCGGACCCCCGCGCCCATGTCCCAGGAGTCCTGCGAACGGGTCCACCACGAGGACAGGGACTGCTCGCCGGCCGAGTCGGAAGTGTCGATCTGCTGCTTGCGGACCTGCTCGCTGCCGCGCTGGTACGGGGCCTGCGGCGACGGCTTCAGGTTGAAACCGATGGACCCGAATGTCACATCCCATGCCGACGGGTCCCCGATGGCGACGAGGGCGCCGCCACCGCTCACGGACAGCGGCAGGGCCTCGGTGATGTCAGGCGTGGCGCTCACTGGCCCTCCCTCTTGTCAGTCAGACGGATCGCAGGACGTCGCGGATCGCGTCACGCACGATCCCGCCGACCTGCTCGGGGGTGAGGTCGGTGCCGCCACTGCTGGTGACCTTCGCGACGGCCGCGGTGGTCGCGCTGACGACGGTGTGCAGGTTCCCCCCGGCCTGCTGCTGGAGGTGGGTGATCTGCGCGGCGTCGAGCTCGACGACGGGGCCGTAGACCTTGAGCAGCGACGTGAGGCGGGCGGCGTCTCCGATGGGGGTGACGGCGAGGTCGGTCGCGACGTAGTGGGCGGGGCCGTTCGCGTCCTTGAGGATGAGCATGTGACGCCTCCGAGGCTTCGGGGTGATGGGTGCAGGGCGGTCCAGGTCGGGGACGGTGACGCCCATCCCGGCCAGGAATGCGCGGTAGTTGGACACGGGGACCGCGCGCCCCTCCCAATGCCACGGCTCCTGCGAGCCGTTCGTCGGGTCGCCGTCACGCGCCCACAAGGGGTTCACGAACCCGAAGCGGGGCGCGGCGTCCATGAGCCATCGCCACCGCTCGCCGCCGGATGCGCCCACGTCGGCGAAGTCGACGGCGACACCCCACCCGTGGTTGGAGGTGCCGGGCACAGCGGCGGACGCGCCGGACACGCGCACGTAGCGAACGCCCCTCCACCAGCGCACGTCGTAGAACGGACCCATGCCGGTCCTCTGCGGCGCATACCGGCCCAAGAAGGCGTTCACCTGCCGCTGGTAGGACCGGTAACCGTCACCCGCCGACGTGGGTCGCAGGGGCGCCCCGAAGCGCCTCTGGAAGGCGGCCTGCAACGCGACGACACCGGGCAGAAGATCCCGCCGGATCAGGGCGTCGCCGCCCATCTTCGTCCCGCCCGGGATGACTGCTAGTTCCGCAGTATCGAGGTGACCGTTCTCGTCCGCCATGAGCCCCCCCCTGTCAGGTCTTGATGATGTAGTTGACAACCACGTAGGGCTGGAGGTTGTTGTGCGCCCCTCCGCCCCCCGTGTTCTGGTTGGTGGCGGTCGCGGGGTTATTCGTCGCCGTCGTGTCCTGGTTGGTCGCGGTGGCGCTGCCGACGGTGATGCCGGTGTAGCCGCGAACCGTGTTGGCACCCTGCTCGTACTCGGCGCCGGGGCCGTCGGACGCGAAGTCGCGCCGCTCGGAGGTGCCGGCGGCAGAGGGCGCCGTGACAACCTGGCGGTGCGTGTGGCCCGGATCGGTGACGCCGTGGCCGTGCGCGTTCTGCGTGTGCGTGTGGGCGTTCTGGGTGTGGTTGTGCGCGTCCTGAACGTGAGTGTGCGACGGCATCTCGGCAACGGTCAGCGTGTGCGTCTTCGCACCGCCGGCCGCGCCGAGCTCGCCGAACTCCGCCTGGGCGGAGTCGCGACCCACGGGCACGCGCCCCTTCAGGTTGGGCAGGGCGAACGTCGTGCTGCCGTCGCCTGCGCCATAGACGGTGCCGATGGCGGCGAACAGCCCAGAGTACGTGGTGCGGGACACCAGGGACCCGTCACACAGGAGCCACCCGCCGGGGGCGGCTGCCCCGGCGAACATCTGGATGGCGCCGGCCGGGTTCGCGACATTTGCCGGGGGGGTGTTGATGGTCGGCGCGTCCACAACCGGCTCGGTCAGTGTCTTGTTGGTCAGCGTCTGTGTCGTAGTCGTGCCGACCACCTCGCTGGACGACCCGATGCCGTGCACGTCGGTGGTCGCGTCGAGGTGCTGCTGCGGCTCGCGCAGGTCACGGGCGGTCACCATGTGCCGGACGGTCGCGCCGGTCGTGTGCGCCACCGCTGGGGTGCCGTCTTCGCCACGGACCACCGTGAGGGTGGTCCCGGCCACGGCGGTGACCGTCACGACCTCCTCGGAGGCGGTGTCCCTGTCCAGCACCAGGGTGAACGGGGTGCTTGCGGGCAGGCCCGCCACCGTGTCTACGGCGATGGATGTGTTCACGCTGTCCACGCCGGTCGTCAGGGCCATCTCTCCGGCAGTGGAGGAGTAGTAACGCTGCGGCATCAGATGCTCACCCCAGTCCTGTGCAGTCGGATCGGGTGCTCCTGGGCGAGCACAGCCGCTTCCTGGTCGATGCGCTGCTGGAACAGCGAGTAGAGGAGTCGTGCCTGGGTGGCGCCCACGCCGGGCGCGCTACCCTCCGAGTCGCGCGGCGCTACGCCCAGGTGGGGCAGCTTGGACACGTCGATGAAGGGGGCCATGCGTGCAGCAACGCCGATCTGAATCAGGTCGGCACAGCGCTCCGTCAAACCCGTGACGGCGGCAAAGTCCTGGGTGAGTGCACCGCTCAGGTCGAACCGGACCGGCCGGGCCTTGTACATGACGCGCAGCGCCAGGCCGGGGCGGCGGTGACCGCCCACCCGCAGGCCCTTGCCGATGGTGGAGGAGTCCTTCTTGAAGTCCCAGCGGTCCTCGCGGACCCACTGGTCCGCACGCTGCTCGTCCTCCACGTACACGGCCAGGACGGACACGGCGTCACCGGGCAGGTCGATCGCGCCACGGTCGGACGGGAACACCGTCTCGTGCGCCTTCACCGCGTACACCGACGGGTATATCTCCGTCAGCACGCCGTTGATGTGCTGCGCCACCGTGGACGCGGGCCAGGCGGGGTTGAACCGGATCTCCGTGCCCGTCGCGTGCGCGACGGCGGTCGTGCCGTTGTAGCCCCGCCCGAACGGGAACAGGGTGATCGTGCCGTCCACGGGGTCGATCGACTTGACCCGCAGCACCTCGAAGTCCACCTCGGCGGTGCCGCGTGCCGCGATCGGGGAGCCACCGACAGCACGCGCGTCATCCACGCTGACGGTGGTGGAGGTTGCATCCAGCGGCGCCGAGAGCGCCGACACGGCGTCCTGTGCGTTGCCGAACCCGGACAGGGCGTGGCGGGTGTGGGCGATGAGCTGACCGAGCGTCGTCATGCCAGCCCCGCCTTCCGATACGCAACGTCAACACCCTCGTTGATGGCGGTGGACAGGGAGGCCCCGTCCCGCACGGCCTGGCGGTACACCGCCGTGTCGTTGGCGAACTTCTTCTGGTCCCCGTAGGAGGGGCCTGTGCCGCCCAGCCACATGGGCTTGAAGTTCTTCGCCCTCACGCAGTCGCCCCAACTCTCGTGGTCCCGACTGGCGCACCCGCTGGTGCAGTTCTCGCCGCTCACTTCTCGCCCTCCGACTCTCGCAGGTGCTCGTGCATCAGTTCCTCGTTGGCGCGCACCCGTCGCCGCAGGGAGTCCAGGTCCGTCCGTGCCACCGCGTCGTCGCGCCGCAGGCCCGTGATGTCCGTCCGCATCTCGCGCAGTTCCGAATGGATGCTTCGGGAGTCGTCTCGGGACTCCCTTACTTCTTGGTGTAGCGCGTCGATGTCGTTGCGCAGGTTGGTGTTGTGGGAGTTCTTCACCTGATCCAGCGTCTGGGTGGTGTGCTCGGCCACTTTCCCGATGCGCTTGTTCAGGAACCACCCGACCAGGAGGACAAGCAGCGGCCCCACGACGTTGGCGACGATGGACTCGGACATGAGGAGAACCCCCTGCGGTTCTGTTGGGCGACTAGAGGCCGAGGAGCTGCGCCCAGGACTTCGCCCCACAGATCCCGTCGGGCTTGCCGTTGGTTCCGGTGTGGGGGTGGCGGGCCTTGCGGCGCTGCTGCCCGTTCGTGGCGGGCAAGAACGCGGGGTTGATCGGGCGCCAGGTGGCACCGGGGAAGCGGGCCATCAGACGCCTTCCGGTCGCAGGGTGGTGATGGTCACGGACTGCCCCTTCCGTGGGTGGGCTCCGGTGGGTGGTGGCATGGGAACGGCCCCCGTGCCTGGTGGCAGGAGGGCCGTTGGTGGTGCCGGTCAGCGGGTCAGCGCTGGCCTCGGCGGTGGTCCTGTCAGGTGCGCCGGGTGAGGCGGACGCCGATGATCCCGATGGCGTCGGCGAGAGTGTCGGCCGTCGCGGAACCGATGCGAGTCGGCTTCACCCGGATGTAATCCCCGGTGCGCGAGAGGCCGGTCGTGGCCACCGTCTCGACCAGGACTCCCCTGCCGGCGGCCGTGACAACCTGTGAGGCGCCCGCCACTGAGGTGAGGGTGCCGCCGGCGCTGATCTGCTCCATATCGTGGCGGAATGACACGTCCCCGGCGTTGCTGGTGAGGTTCGTCCACTGGATCGACACGTCGAACGTCGCCCAGTCGTCGGGGATCTGGAACACCATCGCCACCTGATCGGCCGCGGTCGCGGACATCGACCAGGAGGGCCAGCCCATGTGCTGCCCCAGCGTCGGCGCGCCACCGACCAGGCCCGCCTCTGCCGCACCCTTGTACATGACCCCGAGGGCCGGGTCGGCGTCTCCCAGGGGCGTAACCCCGCGGCCGTCCGCGATGTATCCGAGGTAGACGGTGGAAGCGGACAGTACGTCCTGCTCGATGCCGTAGACCACGCCCACGAGGCCGCGTGCAATCTCGACCATCTGCGCGTAAGCGCCCTGGCTGTTGGGTGTCGGTCCGAGCTGTGCGGCGCTGGTCCACGTTGCCCCGTTGTCCCAGGACGTGCGGACCTGCATCGGGTACGGGGCGGTCGTGGCCCGGTGCGCGAGGATGACGCCGCCGGAGGCCAGCGACTCCCAGGCTGGCCGCCCACCGCCACCGGTCACCACGGACGCCTCAGCGGTCCACGTCGCCCCGTTGTCGGTGCTCGTGGTGCGGTAGATCGCAGGGTTCGACCCGTCGGAGTCGGCCACGCGGATCAGGCACATGAGGGTCAGCCCGTCGGGCAGGACCCCGATGACCGGCTCCACGTAGTTCCGGGACTCGGCCTGACCTTCCGCGACCGTGACCTCGCCGGTCCACGTCTGCCCCTCGTCGGTGGACCGCATGAGCCGGATGTGGTTGAACGTGGCCGACGTGCGCCCGTAGGCGGCGACCAGCCAGTCGCCGTTCGGCGCGACGACCATCCGCCCGGAGGAAGCCGCGAGGGAGTCCCAGGTGAACGGGACCTTTGAGAGCTGCGTGAACGTGGCCCCGTCGTCCGTGGACACGGCGAGGAACACTCCGGCGGTGGTGGTCGCGGTCCCGTCGTGCTTGAAGAACTGCATCACGAGGCGCCCGTCGTCCAGGCGGGTGAGCATCGGGTCACGCAGGTCCAGGGCGTCGGTCAGCACCGTGTACTCGTCGCCGCGGGGGGTGCCGTCCGTGTCGAACGTGCGCGCCTTGATGACCCCGGGCGTCGGCGTGGGGTCGTGCTGCGGGGCGGACCGCCACACCGCGATAAGGCCGCCGTCGGACAGCGGGGCGAACCCCGGGAAGCCGTTGTGCCCCGTGCTGGCGAGGGTGACTCGCTTCGCGCCGACCCGGACGTTCCCTGTCTTCTTCGACCCCGGCAGGGCGAGCGCTACCGCATTGATCTCACGGCCCCGCGCGTAGGTGGCGTTTAGTGCTGTCGCCGTCTGCGAGCCGGCGGCCACCACGGCGGACGCCAAAGCCGCGTCGGAGGTGGCGGACGCGGCAGCAGCGGCGGCGACAGCCTCATCCCGCGCAGCCTGCGCCTCAGCGGCAGCCGTGCGCGGGGTAGCAAGGGCCATCGACGCGCTGTTCCCGGCAGCCACCGCCGCCGTCGAAGCGTCGTCCGCTTTCGTCTCAATGCGCGCCAGCACGTCGTTGAGCTTGGCGCCCCACTGGTCTGCGTCGGCCCCGATGATCGGGTAGTCGGTGGTCACTCATTCACCCCCGTAGGTGTCATCCCCGTACAAACCGGAGCCGTATCCGTAATCCCGCACCCAGTCGCCGTAGCCGGCGGTGGAGAGTGCTGCCGCCTCCTCGATGGACACGACGTACACATGCCCGCCGATGTAGGCCGCCTCGGCGGCGGCCATCTCCTCCGCCGACGGGTGCTCCACCTGTCGGTAGATCCCGCCCTCCTTCAGCAAGGTCACCCCCCGCTTGATCGTCATGCGACCAAACAGCGGGTGGCCCGACTGCACGCGCTCAACCCGCCCGGGCGGAACGAACAAACGCATCACGCCTCCCAGGCGGATCGAAGGGGGCTGGCCCCCGTGTCGAAACAGCAACACGGGGGCCAGCCGTTCAGGCTCAGAGAGCGTCGCCGCCCAGCGAGGAGCCGGACACGAGGCGCTGCACAGCCTTCGTCTCGTACACCGCGAAGCCCAGGTCGCCGTGCCACCCGATCGTGTGGAAACGACCCAGCTTGTCGGTGACGGGCGACACGACGACGTGCGGCTCCACGAACACCTGCTCGGCCAGGGCGCCCCGACCGAGGATGTAGTTGTGGTAGACGCGGTTCGGCGTGGTGGCGGTGTTCATCTCGGTGCGGACCAGCGCGTTCTGCACGAACCGGACGCCCTCGAACTCGCCAACCTCCCCGTTCCAGATGCGCTCCTGCGAGGCGCCGTACTCGTTCGGCACCCGCCAGCCGCCGGCACCGGTCTCCTCGCGGAGGTCCAGGACGACGTGCGGGTGAACGACACCCGCGTAGAAGTTGCCGTACCAGGCCGACACCTTCGCGGCGCGCAGGCGGGTGACCGCCTTGCGGACCTCGGCGGCGGTCAGCTCGTCGGTGCCGGTCACGTCGTTGATGCCCGCGCCGCCGCCGATGAGAACGGCGGACGTGCCGGCGATCACGGTGTCCTGCACCAGCGAGTCGATGACGCGGTTCATCGCGTCAGCGATGTTCTGCGCCGCGATCGGGTCCACGGGCGCAAACGTCCGCTCCGACAGCTTCCGCGTCTGGGTGACCGCGCCGCCGTACTCGTTCGGCGTGATGGTGACCTTGGACGGCTGAGGAAGCTTGGTGGAGTCAACGTCCAGCTCCTCGGACAGCGGCGTCTTCATCGCGGAGATCACCGCGTCGGAGAACCAGTTGGCCTTCTCCAGCGTGATGCTGGAGCCACGCGACATCGGGGCCTGCGGGCGCACGTCCACGAACTGGCGGCAGGTGGGCAGCTCGCGGAGCGCCCACTTGACAGCCGTGTCCCAAACGTCCTGCACCAGCTCGGTTGCGATCCCCGGCTGCGTGGCGATCGACGTGTACTCGTTAGCCACGTCGTCACCTTCCTTTCAGGTTTGTGGGGGTTACTGCGCGAGGCCTTCCTCGCGCAGCTTCTGCATCACCGCGTCATAGCCACCGCTGGTCTCCGCCAGCAGTCGCTTGATGCGCTCAGGCCCCGCGTGAACGGGTGCACCGGCACCCGCCTCCGTGCGCTGTGCGGCCTCGAAAGCGGCCCGGGTGGACGGGTCCACACCTGCGCTCTCCTCGCCGCTCTCAGCGGCGTTTCCGGCGGTCTCAGCGCCAGAAACGTCAACACCCTGACGGATGTCGAACACGTCGCTGTACTCGTCCAGCCACGTCTGCACGTCCTCGGTGGTCTTCGCCTCCTTGCGGATCAGCTTCTCCACCTTCGCCCGGCGGTCCTCCGGGACACCCTTCAGAGCGTCCTTGATGGCGGACTCGACGGTCTGCGTGCGGAACGCCTCAACCTCACCCAGCGCCGCCTTCAGCTCCCTGTCCTTGTCGCGCAGCTGCTTGCGGAGCTGGCGCACGAGGTCGGAGTCGTCGTGCTGGTCGTCGGTCAGGTCGATGTCGTTGAACTCAGCCACTTGGGGCCTCTCCCTTTTCTGTGTGAATCGCACGCCGTGCCCAGCCCCAGGGGAAGGGTGGGCAGCTCGTACTACCGGTCTTGGGGATCGCAACACGAGGGCCGGCCGGTCCGTGTTGGGTGAGCGGCGGGGGAGTCGAACCCCCGTAAAGACCGTCCCGCTCCGTACTGCTAGACCTGTCCCGCCTGGCGCGTGGACAGGGACCGCTCGTTGATGCCACCACCGCCGGAGAACTGGGCGCGCTCCTGCGAGGCAAGCCCACGACGCTTCCGCGCGGCCTGCTCGTCGCTGAAGAACACCTCGTTCATGGCGTCCTCCTGGGTGTACGAACCGCCGTACACCTCCGACAGGCGAGCGGCGTTGGCGCCCACAGCGGCGGCGGTGCCGAAGCCCTGGCGGGCCTGGTTGGCGTCCACGCCCGTGTCAGCGATCCGCTCCGCCAGGCCCCGGTCGATACCCACGCCCTGGTCCTGTGCGGCGTCACCGATGCGGGCCGCCTGGAACTGACGCTCCAGCACCCGGGTGGCACGGTCACGGTCCAGCGCGTAGGCGATCAGGTCACCGTCGCTGTACCACTGGCGCATCGTGTCCAGCACGCCGGGGTCGGTGGTGTTGATGAAGTCGGCGGCTAGGTTGACACGCTCCTGCACCTCAACGGGGGACACGTCGTTCGCCAGCCAGTTCTCGAAGTCGGACGGCTCGTCGTAGAAGCCGACCGGCAGCCCGGCGGCTGCCATGACCTGGCGGTAGGACCGCTCCGTCGCCAGGTACTCGGCGGGCGACAGGACGGGCAGCCCCTTCTGGCGCCGGGCCTCGTTGGCCGCGAAGCGCTTCTTGTATTCCGGGGACTGCTGCAACAGGACGTTGATCGTGTCGGCGGAGTAGCCCTGCTGGATGAAGCCCAGCACGGACGGGGCAAGGGATTCCAGGCCGTATGCCTTCAGGGTGTTCGTGATCGCCAGGTAGGCGTCACGGTCGGCGCCCTCCAGGCCGCCGAACGGGTCAGTTGAAGTAGCCATCAGGACACCAGCCCCATGTCCTTGAGGACGCGATTAGTGGTCGCCATCGCCGCGTCCTGCGCCCCCTTCGTCTTCAGCCATCGCTTGTCTTGGCGCAGGTCGTTCTCGAAGTCGTACAGGGTCCGCAGGACCGGCTTGCCGTCCTGCCCCTTCGCCTGGAGCGCCTGCTTGATCGTCGGGTCGGCCAGGGTGATCGACTCCGGGTTCATCTCCAGCAGCTGCGCCATCGTCTGCCGATACGGGTCAGCGATGTCGGCCACCGTCTCGCCTGCCGCGATCCGGTCGGCCAGGTGCGGGAAGGCGGAGGCCGCCATCTTGCGCACGTTGCCGAGGGCGTCATCGAAGGTGATCCGCCCGCCAGCAGCCTGGTTCACGTAGTGCTGGATGGCGTTGTTCGAGAGGTTCACACCCATGTCCTGGGCGTAGGCCCGCAGCTCCGTCTCCCACTGGCCGGCCTGCCCCAGCATCCGCCCGTCCTGAAACCTCACCCAGTGGGACAGGTGCTGGCGGATCTGGTTGTCGTCGTAGCCGAAGGTCAGGAAATGGTTGGCCGTGGAGTCGATGTGGTTCTGCGGGATCACCGCACCCATCTCGGAGGCCATCATCAGCATCCGGGTGCGGACCTGCTCCATGCGCTTCTGGTAGGTCGCCGGGTCGGCGGCCTTCAGGATCTGCGCGTTGCGCTGATTCTCCGAAGTCTTCTGGAACCACTGCGTCCCGCGCAGCTCAGCCTGGAAGCGCTCCGGGGTGTACGTCTGGGCCACGGCCCTGTTGAACAGGGACTTCAGTTCCGGGTTCGAGTTGAGCACGGCCATCGCGAAGCCGTAGCGCGCGGCCAGCTCCTGCTGCTCGATCGTGGGCGCGCTGGGCGCGGCAGGGGCCGCCCCTCCGCCGCCGCCGCCTCCGAGGGCGCCCATCGTCTGCGGCCCGGCAATGCCGTCCACCTTCAGGCCCCTGGCGCTCTGGAATGCGCGCACCGCTGACGCCGTGCGGGCGCCGAATATCCCGTCGATCGGCCCGGGGTTGAACCCGGCAGCGGCCAGCTGCTGCTGCAAGGCCCGAACGTTACTTCCGCGAGAGCCGACTCTCATGCGGGCCTCCTTGTCACAGGTTCATTTGGATGCCCCAGGCGCGCTCGATGTCCCACAGGTGGCTGATCTTCACGCGCTCACCGGGGCGGGGGGCGTGGATCACCTGGCCGTTGCCGATGAACAGGGCGACGTGATCGGCCCCGTTCGTCTGTGGTGACGAGTCCCAGGCCACGAGGTCACCGGGGCTGAGGTCGTCGATGGGGATGCGCCGCCCGTAGGTGGCTTGCTGGTAGGAGATCCGGGGCAGGTTCACGCCCACCGTCCGGTACACGAACTGGGTGAACCCCGACTGGTCGAACCCCAGGGGCGACGCGCCGCCCCACTTGTACGGCGTGCCCACGTACTCCTTCGCCTTGCGGATCACCTTCTCCGCGTTGGGGCTGGCGGGCTTGGGCCGGCGTGCAGCCGGCTGGGCACCGCCGCCCGTGTACTCCCAATGCCACGGCTCGAAGCGGCTGGACTTCTTCGCCCAGTCGGGGTTGACGAACCCGAACCGTGCGGCGTTGGCGTCCAGCCACGCCTTCAGCTGCTTGTCACCACGGACGTTCAGGTCGAACGCCTTGCCCCACCCATGGTTGGAGGTGCCGGGCTTGGCGGCCAGCTTCGGCTTCTTCCGGGCCACCGCCTGCTGACCGCTCAGCGAGCGGTAGGAGTCGGTGACGCCGATGTTCCGCCCCGTCTCCGCCTTGTAGGCGGCGTTCATCGCCTCGAACGCCGCAGCGGCGTTCTTCTCGGCAACCTGCCCCCGGGCGAAGCTGATCTCCGCCAGGGCGGACACGGGGATCAGCCCGTTGGCGTAACCGCCCCACGCGCCCGCGCTGCCCAGAAGACCCTTGCTGCTGGGCTTCGGTGCCGTGGGAATCTCGATCGGCTCCACCGGCTCCGGAGCTTCACCGATCTTGTCGTACTCCTCGGGCGCCTCGAACGTGGGGAGCATGTACGCCGTGAACGGGTTCTCGATCGGGGCCGCGCCGTAGCCAGAGTCCTTCACCTTCACGACATCGGAGTCGTCTTCCCGGCGGGAGGTGGCGGGTCTCGGGCCGCCACGCTCAGGGGTTTCGACGGACACCGCTCACCTCCCGCTCAGACTGGCGCCCCGATGGACTGGAGCAAGGCGTTCCAGTAGGTGGAGGCCGCCTGGTAGGCCCCGTACTCGGGCTTCTGCATCGCCGCGTCAGCGACGATCTGGTTCCGTGCGGCGGCGGTCACGCCGCCGCTGGTGGTGGACGACGAGGACTGCGAGGTCTGCTCGCCCTCCACGTAGTTCGCCGTGGTGGTCGTGTCGGTCACCGTCGGGTTGGCCCGCTCCGCCGCGTTGATCGACGCCGTGAAGGCGGTGATCTCCTCGTCGGTGGCCGCCCGGCCCAGGTACTGGGACAGGGCGTCGTTGGCGATGGCCCTCGCCGTCTTCGGGTCCGTCAGGTCCACGTTCTGCTGACGGCTGGTCACCGTGCGGGCGCCTGTGAAGGCAGCCTCCCGGGCCGTCCCGTAGCGGGAACCGCCGCCACCACCGCGACCCCCGCCGGAGCGGGCGGCAGCACCACCCGTCTTCGCCATGAGCCGCGCAGCCTCGAACGGGGTGATCCGCTTCGACGGTGGGAACCGGGACGCCAGCGCGACGGCATCCCGCCACGCCTCGTCCAGGATCTCGAACGAGGTCTCGTCACCGGGGTCGATCAGGCCCAGCTTCAGCAGGTGCTGGCCCCAGCGGTCGAACGCGGGGGTTCCGTACCACTCGGCCACCATCCCCGCCACGTCGTCCGCAGGGCGCACGTCGTCGGTGAGGATCACACCAGGAGCGGTCTCCGTCTTGCGCCCGGTGGTGCGCCCCGGGGAGGGGCTACCGTCGTCCAGGCGCATCGTCCCGGGCCTGGCCCGAGTGCTGGTCCTGCGGGTGGTCACCTGAGTGGACGCACCCTGCGAACCCATCCAGACGGTGGGGACGGGGCGGTCACTGCGACCGCCACCGCCCCCGAAGCTTCCGCCCCCGCCACTGAACGGCTGCGTCGGGGCCTGGTTGACGCGAGACAGATAGTCGTCGATACGCGCCATCAGCCAGCCTCCTTCGCATACGTCTCACCGGACAGGTCGTCACGAGAGAGCACTCGCGTCCACATCTGGTCGAACCCCACGTCCTGGCGGAGTTCCGCCGTTGCCTGCTCCCAGATTTCGAGCAGGTCCGCGTTGCCCTGGGCGTTGATCGAAGACAGGCCACGCTCGGCCATCTTCGACTTGATGGCGTTCCTGATCTCCAGGTACTGCGCAAGCGCAGCGCCGTCACCGCGAGACATCAGCTCGGGGTGGGAGTTGAACTGGTCGATCGCCAGCGTCAGGAACTCGGTGACCTTCCCCGGATTCCCGCCCTCGCGGTAGGCCGCGGCCCAGTCCTGGTTGCGCACCGACAGCTCCTGCACGAACTCCTCGCGGATCGCCGCAAGGTCTTCGGCCCCGGTCTGTCGCAGCGAGGTCAGCCCCCGCTCCTCCAGCTTCAGGTCCAGCGCCGTGCTGATCTGCTGGTACTCCCGCCAGCCCTGGGACACCATCGCCTCACGAGCCGCCTCCAGCGGGTCCTTGCGCCGCCGGAAGTGCGTGCTCGTCCCAGGCCCGACCTCCTGGCGGAGCTGGGCGTGGTAGACGCCCTGCGACCACCCGTCGGCCAGGTTCGCCGCGCCGGCCCAGAACCACCCGTACTCGGGGTGCTTCGCCATGTCGTTGCGGTACGCCTGGATCGCGCCCCACGACTCGTCGGTTGCCCGCAGGCCCGTCTCCGACTCCGACAGGCTGATCGCCATGTCGAAATACTCGGGGTAGTCCTGCGCGAACCGCTCCTCCGCGTCCGCCCCGAACTCGCGGCGGTAGCGGTCCCACTCCGACTTGTAGAAGCCGAGGCGGGACTGGGGTGTGAACGTGAACGGCATCTGCGTCCCGAACAGGCGCAGGAGCGTCCAGTTTCGGGTGCGGTTGGCGATGAGGTCCATGCGGTCGTCGTCCGACATGGGGTCGGACTCACCGTTGCGCTCGGCGTTCACCTGCTCGATGTACAGCTGGGTGAACACCTGGTCGACGCGGCGCGAGTCCTGGGTGAGTGCGTCCTTCGCGGCCTTCGCCCAGGACGGCATGACCTGCTCGGCCACGCTGTCCGAGGTGGGGCCGTAGGGCAGAATCCACTTCAGGATCGGGTTCTCCGATCCCTCCTCGCCCCACACCTCCGGGAAGGAGTTGACGATGATCTCGTTGGCGGGCACGGCCAACATCGGGCCGGGGCCGGGCAGGAACCACGGGTCACCCTGGAAGATGACGTTCGCCGCGTTCTTGGCGATCCGCACGTCCTTCGCGCCCGTCCACTTCTGGAGCGGACCGGGGATCGGCAGGACCACGTACCCGTCCCACATCCCCTTCTGGCCGATCACCTCGCCCGTGTTCCGGTCGCGGACGTTGCCCAGCGGGTCGATCTGGTTGCCGTCCTCGTCCACCACCAGCCCGGCGGCGTTCGGGGAGCGGGCGACCTTCCAGCCCAGCGCCAGCATCTCCGGGTGCTGCCCGAAGATCCTGGCCCACTTGACCATCGTGTCCTCCCATGCCCCGTAGAACGGGGACACGAAGCGGAGCATGTGGCCGATGTTGGTCTGCTTGGACGTGTCGAACATGTACCGACCGATGTCCCGACGGGCGAACCTGTCGGCGGCACGGCGCACGTCGTTGATCTGGCCGAGGGTCATGGTCGCCTCGTCCAGGCCCGTCTGCTCGATGAGCTTCTTGGCGTGCACCTCGAACCGGCCCGCGTACAGCGGGTGCCGGCCCATCATGTTCTCCGGGATCTGCGCGACCCACTGGAAGTAGCGTCGCTCGATGGACTCGTAGGCAGCGGCCACGGGCCGCGTCCAGTTCTCGTCCAGGATCTCGCCGGGGACGTGGGGGCGGTCCGACGGGACCGGCCACATCTCCTTGATCTCCTTGGCGGTGATGCTACGCTCCAGGGCCACCGACCTCGCAGCCGAACCTTCCGGCAGCAGCGTGTCGATGTGGTCACGGAACCGGGCCACCACCACGGCGCCCGACTCGGCGCCCGTGGCCCGCATGTCCCGCAGGTACTTGATGCCCTCGGGGTCGTTCTTGAACCAGGCCAGGATCTCCTCGTCCGTCTGGCCGGCGAGGAGCCGCTGGCCGAGAGCGTCGGATCGGATCTGGTTGTTCACCGCGCGGATGTACGCCGTGTCCCAGGAGGCGTCGGAACCTCGGATGAGGTCCCACCGCCCGGAGCGGCGCATCGAGTCCAGCTGCCCCCGAGTGGACCCGGTGAGCAACCCGAGGATGGAGTCCTCGGCGTCGAACGATGCAACGACTCGCTTGAACTCGTCCGTGGAGCGGTAGGCATCCCTGGCCCTGGGGGCCGTGTAGTTGCCCTGGCGGTCGATCCGGGCCGACTTGCCTCGAATGCGGGCGGCCTCCGTGTCACGGACGCGAACCTTCTCGCCCGTACGCTTGAACGTAACCGGCTTGGCGACGGCCTCCTTCAGGTCGGCCAGCTCCTTCGCCAGGGCCTCGTCGTCGATCCCGCGCGCCAGCGCGTCCTCGATCTCGTCGATGCGCTGGTGTGCGAAGAACCGCTGCGACAGGGCAAGGGCCTCGCCCTTGTCCATCTTGCGCAAGTTCGCCGGAAGATTGACGAAGCCGCTGCGCCCAGCGTCCGCCATGTACTTCAGCGGAGTCAGCATCGCCAGGTTCCGGGCCTGCGTGTCCATCTGGGCGCGGACGAAGTAGGCGAACGGGCGCAGCAGCGCACCGAACTTCCACGCCCGGTTCATCACCGACAGCGCGTGCTCGGTCACCTCCCACGCACGGGTGCCGTGCAGGCGGCGCGGGTCCACGTTCGCACGCATCTTGGCGAACCCGGACATGCCGTCCTTGAAGTGGTTCTGGGCGAACCGGTCCAGCAGGCGCGGGTCGATGATGGACACGAAGTCCTCGATCTGCGAGCGGGCCACAGGCCGCCCCAGATCCTCCACCCACTTGGCATCCGGGGCGATGGCGAACACGCCGTCCCCGGCGTGCAGCGCCTCCACCTGATTCGCGGACCGCGCCTGGTAGGCACGGGTCGCCACAGCCTGGATGGTCGCCTTGCGGCGGCCACGGACCGCAGAGTGCACCGCGCCCAGCGCGTCCTTGTCCACCCCGTACTTGGCGGCGATCACCTCGTCCACCAGGGAGTCGAAGCGGGCCACGATGGTGCCGCGCGCAGCCTTCGACTGGGCGCCGATCCCAGCGGCCAGGAACTCGTCCTCCAGGCCCTTCAGGGCCGCCGTGAACGCCTCCCGCTGGTCACCGGCCAGGCCGGTCGCCACACGCCGCGCACGCAGCACGGCCTCGTGGAACACGTTCCCTGCGTCGTCGTCGGACAGCTTGAACGTGCCCGGCAGGTGACGCCCGGTCACGTACTGCACCGGCTCCAGGAACTGCCCGTACTGGCGGGTCTTCGTGATGCGGGCCACGTCACGGCGGGCACCGGCCCGCGTCGCGGGGATGTTCGCCAGGCCACCCACACCCGAGTCCACGCCGGCCACGGGCCGGCCCACCTCGGTGATCCGAGACAGGGCCTCCAGATCCTTACGGATCAGGGACTCCTGCGCCTTCAGCTCCCGGGAGATCACGGGGGAATCCGTCGCCTTGGCGACGCTCTCTGACGCCAGGCGCATGAGGTCGTCGTCGGTGGCGTCCACCGCACGCACCAGCTCGTCACCGTCGGGCAGGTCGCGCAGGGGCGCGTTCATCTTGTCCAGTTCCACGCGCAGCAGCTCGGCCCGCTGGCCGACCCGCTCCAGGGCGGCCTTGTCGCCCATGCCCGCGTAGATGATGTCCTCGCGCAGCTCGATCCGGGAGGCCGCGTCGTCCGCGTACTCCCCGGCCCGGCCCATGAAGTAGGCGATGGCCCCACCGTCGGTGGAGTTCTTCAGGTAGCGGGTGCGGGCGGCGTTGGACACGGTGCCAGCCCCGGCGTCCTCGAACGCCTCAGCGAACTGGCGCACGAGGTCCCGGGAACGGGCCTGCTTGTTGGTCAGCTCCGCAGCATCCAGGCTGCGGTCAGCCACCCGGGCCACGTCGTCGGCCTTCAGAGTGGAGGCCGCCCGGCGGGCGGCACCGGCCCCTGCACCGGCCACGATCAGCGGGTCAGCGAACACCTGCCACAGGGCATCACCCACACCCGTAGTCCAGTGGGCCATGCCCTCGCTGAAGTATTCCTGCCGCTCGGCGCGACGGGTCGGGTCGTCCAGCAGGTCCAGGCCGCGCGAGCGAACGCGCGGACCCACGATGTTGCCCTGCTCGTCCTCCATGCCGGAACCGGACGTGCCGGCGTCCCACAGGCCGAGGCTATCGGCGGCGTCCTCGGCGACCAGCCACGCGGTCTGCCCGATGGAAGCCTGGGCCTTGACCACCCGGTCCCAGTTGTCCCGCCACTCGTCATCGGCCAGGGGGGACAGGAGCAGGGACTTCAGGGTTCCGCCCACGTCACCCTGGGACACCCGCCCGTAGATGGTGCGGAGATTCGTCTCCGCGATGTTGCCCGTAGCCTCCGTGCCCCACTCCAGGGCGCGGAGGACGGGCCGGCCCACCCCGGACACCACACCGCCCACGCGGTCCCAGAACGACGGCGCCTCCTCCTCGCGGACCACCTCGCGGTTCGCGTTCAGGGTGGCGCCCGGCTGGAAGAACGACTGCCCCGACTGAGCGATGGCACGGCCAGCGGACTGGGCGGCACGGTTCGTGGGGACGGTGCGGGCGATGTCAACGGACGAACCGATGGGGGCGCCCGCCTGGGCCGCAGCACCAACGCGCGTGTAGAACGTGGTCTCGGTAGCCACAGGCGGAACCTCCACTTACAGGTACGTCGTCATCTCCCGCACTCGCCGCTTGAACGAGGGGGTCGCCCCGGGGCGGGATGCGGCAGCCAGGAGCGCCTGCACCATCGCCGGGTCCAGGGCGCGCACGTCAGCCTTCGACTCCTGGGTCTTGTCCATCGGCAGGCCCAGCGCCTCCGGGCCGGGGCCTGCACCGGCAGCCGCGCCAGCGGTCACCGGCAGGGCGTTCTGAGACGGTGCGCCGAGGGCTACCGGGGGCGTGCGAGGCGCAGGCGCAGCGCCACCACCGGGCGCCGCACCGGAAGTGCCCGCCATCGGGGCCGCCGACTGGAGGTTGCCAAGTTCCACGCCCTCCCCGTATGCGGGGCTGTTGGGGTCCATGACCCCGCCGTCAGTCCTGGCCGAGTTGGCTCCGGGGCCGGACACGACCGCCGGGTTGGCCGGCGTTCGCGCACCGCCCCAACCGGCAGTCACGCTCACTTCTCACACACCTCGCACTTGCCCGTGCAGTCCTGGCAAATTTGCTCGCACAGCAGGCAGTCGCAGTCGCAGCGGCTCACTTGTCCACCCCGTTCGTCAGGGACTCGATGAACGCCCCAGCCTCAGCCTTGAACTTCTGCCGCTCACCGATCACGTTCGAGTGCGCCTTCAACATGGACCCGGCCAGCTGGCCGACACCCTGGATGCACTCACCGATCAGCTCCACCGTGGTGGTGACCAGGATCAGCGGGTCCGTCCAGTTCAGCTTCGAGACGGCAGCGTTGGGCCAGTTGACCCCGTGCGCGTGGCCCTCGGCCTCGTATTCCTCGTCCACTTGGGCCTCCCGCGTTGTGTTTGTTGTGCTTTCAGTGGGGTGCCCCGTGGGGCGCTCGACCGGGTAGCGACGGGAGCGCACGCCCACGGGGCGTCTGTTAGGCGGACTCCAGGACGTTCTGAAACGTCAACAGGTAAGCCGCCGCAGCCATGAGTCTGTCGGCGGAGTCGCCAGCATGACCCAGGATCAGGTTGCAGTTGCCGCACAGGACCCCACGAAGGCAGTTCCCGCACGTCTTCTCGGTCGGACAGCAGGCGTGATCGTGGTCAACGTGCCAGTCCCAGCCGCCCGGGGTGTTGGTTCCGCACACCGCGCAGCCGCCCTGCTCGGCAACCTTCGCCAGCACCCATTCCTGATCCACGCCGTACAGGAAGATCCTGTTGCGGCGCTTGATCTCGGCGCGGTATTCCGGGTCGGAGGCGTAGCGCTGCCTGCGCCGCGCGTTCACCTTGGACCGCTCGTCGGCGTAACCCGGGCGGGACTTCCGCCATGCCGAGCGGCAGGGGCCGCACCGGGCGTTCCGGTACGGCTCCCCTGTGGCGCGAGACCGCCCCGAGACATGGAAGTCGTCCAGAGGTTTGGTCTCGCCGCAGTCGGCGCAGGTCTTCATTACACCGTCCTCGCCGGAGCCATACGTGAAATTCCGGCTTGTAGGTTCGGGTTGCCGCTGGCGTTGACGCCCGCGAACAGCATCGAGAGGTCGGGTCGCCCCCCTGGGCCACGGGTCGCCAGCCCGGGGGCCAGGCCCTCGGGGCCGCCGCCCATGCCGCCACCCTCGCCACCGCCCATGAGGGCGGCCATCGGGTCCTGCGCGGCAGCAGGGTCAGGCGGGGGTGGGGGCGGGAACATCTCCAGCAGGGCATCCTCGATGCCCTCGCCCTTCTCCAGCGCCTTCACCAAGGCGGCAGCCTTGATGAGCACCTGCGAGGGGTCCTGCCCGTTCATCTCCATGTTCGGGATGTTCTGGATGTACGCCGACAGACCCTGGATGAGCGAGTTGCGCACCTGCTCGACCTGGATCTTCGTCTCCTCCTCGGCAGGGTTCATGTTCGTGGGCAGGTGACGACGCACGTAGTCGTTCGACACCAGCCCAGCACCCTGCGCCTGGAGCAGGAACACCAGGCCACGGTTCGGGTCCAGGCCGGCGATCCCGCCGTACTGCACCTCCGCCGTGTAGTCACCCTTGATGTCCCGGGAGGGCCGGTATGTCAGGGAGTAGGGGGTGCCCTGCGCGTGGCCCTCGATCTTCTTGGAGAGGTTCGGCCAGAACACCTCGTCCATCTGGAACGCAAGGGAGGTGATCTGCTCGAAGAACCCGACCAGGGCAGCCTGGCCATTCGCGATCTGCTGGGAGTACCCGGCCATGAGCTGCTGGACACCCTTGCCGGTGACCACCGAAGCGTCGATGGACCCGCCCAGGGCCTCGGGGACGATGGCCCCGAACTCCAGCTCCTTCGCCAGGTAGTCCTGCGCCGCCCATGCGGCGGTCGGCACGTCCAGGCTGAGACGGCGCACACCCTGCGGGTCGTTGGTGCGGATCACCGCGCCAGGCCCGACCTCGATGTCCGTCACGTCGTTGGGCGCCACGATCGGCGCCTGCACCGCCTGCGCGGCGGCGCTCAGCGTGTACGTCTGCATCGCGTGCAGCGCCAGCTGAACCCAGATCAGGTCGTCGAACGTGCCCCGGATCTCGTCGTCCAGGCCGGGCTTGCGCACGGCCACCGTCAAGCAGCGGCCCAGCGGGTTCTTGATGTCCATGAGGACGCACTCGGGGTCGTCCGCCACGTAGATGACGACGCGCTTGCCGTCGTCGTACTTGACGAGATCGATCTCCTTGTCCGGGTTGAACTGCCCGCCCACCTCGAACTTGGCCCGCAGCCGGCCTGCGTAGTCCGGGTACTCGGCCATCACCTCCACCAGCGACTTGGTGAAGATGCGCGCCGTCTCCACGGTGCGCCCCATGCGGTCCCACACCGGGTAGAACCCGATGGAGTCCTCGATGAGGATGTCCGGGAACTGCTCACGGAAGTTCGGCTCCACCGACGCCACGATCAGCCCGTAGGTGTAGAACTGGTCGGCGCCCTTCTGCATCTGCGCCTGCACCCGGGACCGCTTGAAGTAGTGGTTGGCGATCTTCGTGCGCTTGTCCGCGAACTCCCGCGCCGCGTCCGACTTCGAGGTCACCGACGAGCACGAGATGATCGGCATGGGTGACAGGGCGGCGGAGGCGTGCTGGGCGAACGTGTCGATGCGGTTGGCGACGATCGGCGCCGGCCACTCGTCGGAGAACAGGTCCGGGGCAACGTGGTCGAAGTGGCCGTGGCGCACCGCCCGCACCTTCGCGGCGTGGAAGTCCCGCTCCAGGTGCTTGCGCTTCAGCGCCTCCACGCGCTGGTGGATGCGCCGGATGTCGTCGATGTCAGCCACCGGCCACCCTCCTTCTCTGACCCCACGCGAACGGGGCGGACGCCTGCTTCTTCTGCGCGCCCCTGGACATGAACGGGATCGCAACGTGCTGGGTCGGCTCACGGCCACGGTCGTGGCCGAGGATCACGCGGGCGCGCAGGTCGAAGAACCACAGGGCCATCGGCCCGTCCTGGGTGAGCTTGGAGCCGCGCTTGCCAGGCACCCAGGTCAGCAGTTGCTCGATGAGCGCCTTGATCCCGGCGGACATGTTCTGGTCGGGCAGCTCGATGAGGTTGTCCCGGTTGAACACCTCACGGCCCGCACCCTCGTTGATGCGACGGGTGGACCCGAACAGGCCCGACAGGGACGCCACCCCGAAGTCGGGGTCCAGCTTGTTGCGGCCCGTGTAGTGCCCGGACATGCGCACACCGCGCGAGGCGAGGAACGCGCGGATCTCGGGGTCCTGGGTGAGGAAGGACTGAAAGCCCTGCTCCTCAATCACCCACTCCTGCACCCCGTACTCGTCCGTGACCCGTTTGATGAGGTCACGGATGGACGTGGGGGAGGGGGAGTTCAGCACCCAGGCGTTCTCGATCCACCGCTTGGAGTCCTTGCGGTCCACCGACCCGACGACCGCGAACGTGACACCCATCCCAGGGTCCATCGACGCGATCGTGTACATGCCTTCCTTGCCGCGTCGCGGGTGCCCGAAGGCGCCCGCCTTCAACGGGCCAGGCTTGCGTTGGCCGTTCACCGACCCGAGCACGCAGATCGGCTTGAACGTGGCGTCCTCAGCGGTCTGCTGCTGCTGGTACACCAGCGACCACACGGCGGGGGGCTTGGAGTCGCGCACCTTCGCGCACGCCGGCCCGTCCCACGCCGGGTACAGGCCGTTCTCGTCCGGCTCCTCCTCCAGCTCGTCCAGCGGGGTGGAGGTGTGCGGCCAGAGGGTCTTCCAGTCCTTCGGGTCCTCGCTGAACGCCAGCACCATCGGCTGGCGCAGGTAGGACCAGGGCGACCGCCCGTTGAGGTAGCGGTCGTCCACGCGCAGCTCGGAGTACAAGTCCTGCCCGGCCAGCCGGGTGCCGACCAGGAGGATGGTCCCGTTCTTCACACGGGACTCGACCTCGGACTCCAGCCAGTAGACCTGCTTCTCGAACTCGTTCGCGTTCGCGCCCGTGATCGCGTCGTCCAGGATGATGAGGTCCGCACGGGAGCCGTAGATCTGGGCGCCCATGCCCAGCACCTCGACCGTGGGGTCCTTGTGGTCGGCGGTGCGGCCGGCCACGTACATGACCTTCTGGGAGAACGACCCTTCGCCCTTCTCGGGCTTGAAGCCCCCGTCAGGGGCGAACGCCGCCTGGAGCTTGGCGAAACGGGTGGAGGTGAGGCGCTGCTGGATCTGGTACAGGAACTTCTGCGCCGACTCGCCACGCTTGGACACGATGATGATGCGGACGTTCGGGTTCATGCAGATCCGGTACGTCACGTAGTCCACGGTGATCGTCTGGGACTTCGCGTGGAACGGCGGCACGTTGATGATGAGCCGCTTGCGGTTCCGCTCGTCCCACTCGCAGCCCTCGGTAGGCTGCGGCTCGCGCCCCTCTAGAACGTCGATCCACTGCTGCTGGTGGGCGTACGTGTCGAAGCCCAGGTACTCCTTGCGCCACTCCGCGAACGGCATATCCCGGCGAACAGGTACCTCAACGTCAGCATCGTCAGATACACGTCGCTTGCGCGCCGCACGAATCTCGTCAACCTGTCGGGCGAACTCCGGGTCGGACTTGCGCCACGACTCCCAGGTGCGGACGGTGCGGTCAACCGCACCCATCGCCTTCTCAACAGAATCGCCAGCCGCGATGAGTTCAAGAACGCGCGCCTTCGCCTCGGGGAGATCCAGCCTTTTCGGCACGCCGGACCTCCTTTGCATAAAGGTGCTTAATGTTCACGCAGCGGCGGTCGCCGCAAGTGTGGACAATCGACTCGCCCGATTCGATCGGGCGGACGAGGTGGGCGAACGCGAGCCGGTGCACCCGGTCCTGCTTCTTGGTGAGATAAAAGGCCCCGTACCCGTCGCCCGTGTAGCCGCCGAAATAGATCCAGCAGCCGTTCGCGCGAGGCTCCACGAGGTCCCAGAACTTCCTCGGGAGACGGGGGTCACCGAACGTGGACATGGGCGCTACCTCCATGCGGTCCTGTGGGGTGCAGGTGTGGGGTGCTCCTGCGGGGTCGCTCGCGCGCGCACATGCGTCATGGATCACCAGCGACGGTGGGCCACCAAGGCACACCGGAGCGCAAGGCGCTCAGGGATCACCAGCGTCAGGGGGAACCTGAGCGACGACCGATAGGGAGGAGCGAGGAGGGGGTCTACGCTCCGCTAGAGCTACGCTTCGACCCCGACCCCTTGGGAGGGGTCGTTTACGGGGTTTCACTCGCTCTCGCTCGTAAAACCCCTTTCAACTATATAGATGCCACTTGAGCACTCAGATTTTCCAAACGTGCAGGTCAGAGCCTCTTTTGAGGCTCTGTACACATCACCCAAACGGGTGAACGAAGCAGTGTTGTCCACAGCTAGATGGGGGCCAAGGGGGGCACATAGATCGGGGGAGAGTACTACCCCCACGCACCCCCGCCGGCTTTAACATCCCCCGGGTCAAGACGCCCCGCGAGAGACACCCCACCACCCCCACCACCCCCTGATAGCGCACGTAGTGAGGCAGGCTAGGACCAGGGCCGGCAGGAGCTGGCAGGGTGGCAGCGCATGGCATGGATGATGCATAGATATGCGGCATGATGCATCGATATGGGCGAGATTGGGAGACTGTCCCCGTGTCCGCCTTACGGCGTCAGGCTGGCGGCCTCTCGCATCCGTGCCGGCGTCCAAAGCTCGTCGAAGAATCTTGGCGGCATGTGTTGCATGGTGCTGTTGCTGTTGCTACGATGGGAGCACAAGGAGAGCACGAGAGAGGATCGGGACAATGCGCGCAACGGCCATCGCCGGCTACACGTTCCAGGCAGAGACGCTTTGCAGCTCGTGCGTCGTCGACGCACTCCCCACGGGTGAGGGTGAGGCGTTCGACGGGTGGCGCGACGCCACCGGACAGATGTCCGCCGAGCAGAACCTAAACGAACTGGCAGCGGCGTTCGGCATCGACCGGATGGACGAATACTCGTTCGACTCGGGCGACTTCCCCAAGGTGATCTTCGCATCCCAGGTGGATGGCGACACCTGCGACCGGTGCGGTTCTGAGCTGTAAGTGTTGCCGTTTCCATCCCGCACCGTTCACGCGGTGCGCGGTGGTGGCAGTAGCACTCTGAGAGGAGAGGGAATGATGACCACCGAATACCGCATCCGCGACTCACTCACCCGTTCGGGATGGACGCGGACGCCCGTCCGCGTGGTGCACACATACGCCGTGACGCCAGGCGAGCCGGACCGTGTGCGCACGGTCGTGACCTACCCGCACGGACACGCTTTCGCGGGGCGCGTGATCCGTGAGCGCTGGACCGTGGTCCCGGAGTGGGTGCGTGACATGATCGTGGCCGCCGCAGATGAGGCGCGCGAGGACTCCGCGACGCTGGATGGCGCGGCCTCCTATGTGGGCGACTTCCGCGACGGCGTGACCGCCGAGACGGTCGCAGGCGGTGTCCGCGCCCACCTCCTCCACGTCGGTGGTGCATCGTGACCGCCGCGATGGGTGTCCACGCCTGACGTGTTGCCGTTTCCATCATCGCCACCTCATGGTGGCGGTGGTGGTGGCAGTAGCACTCTGAGAGGGGATGGAATAATGAGTGAGACGACGACGGCCCTGCCGCTCATCGGCACCGTATGGGGCGGCGTGACTGTGAACGGGCGGCGCCAGCCGGCCTACGTGTCCGACGCGGGTTGGTTCACCGCGCGCCCCGGTGGTGGCGCGTGGGGCGAGATGTCAGCGACGGAGCGCGCATCGTTCGTCCCGGACTGGGTGCGGACGGTGTGCCGCGCCCATACGGACGCCTGGTACGAGGAACTGCGTCGCGCGCGCCTGTCGGGTGACCGCGCGCGTGTCCGCGTCGCCGTTGCCGGCGTCAACCGGGCGCACGGGTGGGGATCGTGAGCGCCGCGACGGGCGTCCCCGTTGCTACGCGCCCCGGTGCGACGTGGTACCCGCAGGGCGCAGTCCTGGCAGAGCTGGAGGAGTTCGGGCCGGAGTCGTTCCGTCCCGTCGTCCGCGATGCATGGTCGTCAGACCCGGACCGGACCACGCGCAGGGGCGACACGTCCACTGATCCTCGCGTCCGCGCATGGTTGGACGCGGGCTGGTTGTGAGTGCGTGTTGACGTAGCGCAACACCTGTGCCACACTAGAGACAGGCGAGAGGGGAGGGAGGCAGGGCAGCAGGGCCGGCGCTAGACGAAAGGCAACGCTGGATAGCAGGTGCAGTATCCGCCAACCGTGAGAGGTGGCGCGGCGCTAGCAGACATACCGGGTGCGAGTCCCGGGGCCGCACGTAGGCAGTAACCGAGACCGAGAGGTGAGGACGATGGGCACGGACGAGACCTACCAGGGCTGGACGAACCGCGAGACGTGGGCGCTCATGCTCCACATCAACAACGACCAGGGCCTGTACGAGATGTTCCGCCAGATCGTCCGGGACTACCCGGACGACCAGGAGCGGGCCGTCCGGGGGCAGGTGGAGGAGCTGTTGAACCCCGCCGAGTACCGCGAGATGTACGGCACGGCCCAGCCGGAGGGCATCGAGATGATGGCCCACGAGGTCGGCAGCCTGTGGCGCGTGAACTGGTCCGAGGTGGTCGAGGCCCTGACGGAGGAGTGATCCGCCGGCCTGCGATGATTGCCCGGAACCCATCAGCGAGGAGGAGTCATGGAAGCTACGCAAATGTACTGCCCCGAGTCGGGCGCGCCGGAGGGTGCGGACAACTCGACTCACCACCTGGTGCCGCGCGCTGCCGGGCTGGTGTGCGCGTACTGCGGCAAGACGCGAAGGGAGATCGAGGGCAAGTGACGAAGGAGGAACCCGTCCGCCGCCTGTGCGGGGTCGTGGGCTGGTGCGGCCACCTGGACTGCGCCACGGTGCAGGAGTGGGACGCCGCATCGCGGGAGTGCCGCGAGAGGCGGTCGCAACCGCCGCAGCGCGACCCGGTGAGGAACGCCCAGGCCCAGGCCCTACGGGATGCGGCGGACCACTTCGCCGGCCCCGGCGTGCTGACCACGGATGCTCAGTGGGACTTCGTGGTTTGGCTCCGCGCCCGCGCGGCCCTGATCGAGCGAGGGGAGCGCGCTTAGTTTCCGGCGAGTGTTGACATACCGCAACACCGCAACTACCGTTAGGAGGGACAGCAACACACCAACGGAGAGGAGACCGGCCAGCACAGACGATCGGAGGTGGTGAAGGTCGAACGTAGCTGGTGGCCCGGAGTCGGTAAGGGACGTACGGAGGTTCGAGACCTCCGCCGGGCGCGTTAGGCAAGTCAACGACGAGAGGAAGGAACGACGATGAGGATCGACACGGCCCGTCCGGTCCTGATGGGCATGACGGGCGAGAGGGGCCGACACGCCGGCCCGATGAGCGAGGCGTCCGCCGTGGAGGAGCTGCGGATCAAGCTCACGCACCCGCTCCTGACCCGCCGCTACGGCTTGTGGACCATCGAGGACGCCGACACCGGGGAGCAGCTGACGCCGCCCATGCCGCGCGTGCGGGCGGAGTTCATCGCCTCCGCCCCGTCGTCGGTGGGCCGCAACGTGCGGGCGGTGCTCGCGTAGCACACGGTTAGCCCTGGACTGGCTGTTGACGTTGCGTCGTTCGATTCGACGCCAGGGCGCGTAAGCAGTATCCGAGCGAGTGAAAGGGGAGGACGATGAGTCGCTACGCCTCGAAGGCGGAGCTGGTGGGCGTGATCCGCCAAACGATCTTCGCCGCCGGCATCGACCCTGAGCGCGTCTACATGGCCCGCGTGCTGCGAGACCTGGACCTCATGGGCGACAACTACTACGGCTGGACGGTGCGCGACCCCGGCGTGAGCCCGGTGGACGTGGCGCGCAGGCACATGCGCCCCGCTCCGCCGTTCCGCCCGAGCGTCTGCCAGCACGAGGACGACGACCACTCTCACGTTACGGACATGCCGGACCCGCGCGACGACGCGCTGGACCGCATCGCGGAGATCGTCCGCGAGGGTGTGCTGGAGCGGCGCGAGACGGGCAAGCCCATCTGGACGATGAAGGACGCCATTGCGCGCATCCTCCGCGAGACCGGGCGGCTGTGATATGGAGACGACGTACCAGGACGCGGAGTATGTCCGCGTCGTCTACGGCCCGAACGGTGCCGGCTACGCCCCCGACGAGACGGTCGAGGCGCTGGCCCTGGACTACATGGCCGCCGTGACCGCCCTGGACCTCATCGAGCAGTACGGGCGCGAGCTGGCGACCGTGCCCAACGAGACGGTGCAGGTCATCGCTAACGCACTCATCAAGGCAACGGCCCGGCTGTGAACCCGTCCGCCATGATGCTGGGCCGGTTGATCGTGTCCGCCGTGGGCGGCGGTCTCATGGCTGGTGGGTTCCTGTCCGCCATGTTGGGGCCGGTCGGTTCCGGGTGGCACTACGGGGGAGCGCTGGCCGTCCTGGCCGGCGGCCTGCTCCTGGTCCGCCTCATCGTCGTTGCGGCGCGTGTTGACGTTTCCGCCGAGGCATGAGAATCTGTTGACGTAGCAAGTTCCGCGACGAGAAAGGAATGGCAATGAGCAAGATCCGCCAGCGGCCCTACGTGCCGACTGAGTACAGCGAGGGCCAGCGCCTCACCTGGGGCGAGGGTCCGGCCGCAACGGGCATCATCGTCGGCCCCGGCCCCAAGCCGGCGAGCCTGTGGGTCGTGCGCGACGAGCCGGACGTGAACGGTGAACGGTGGGCCGTCGTGAGCAAGCCCAGCAAGCGCTACCCGAGGCTTTCCGAGGCCGGGGCCGACACGCTGCCAGGCCTCACGGTGGACGACGCCACGCGACTGCTGGGCCAGGTCCACCTGGGATTGCAGCTCCACGTCGAGCGCGTGTCCCTCCGCCGCAGCCGCAGCTACGGCAGCACGGAGTCGCGGCCCTACGTCCACATCTCGCGGGACTGCTCCGAGGCGGGGCGCGAGGACCGTCAGTGGGGCGAGCTGACGTACCACGACAGCCGCTTCGACTACCGGCCCAAGGCCGGTTACGAGGCCTACCAGCTGCTGCTGGGCAAGGAGTCCGCGACCTACCGGGGCTGGGTCCGCACGTCTGCTCAGGCGTGCCCCTGCCTGCGTTCCGCCGCGCGGCTGGACATGGCCGCATGACCCGCCGCAGGACCGAACCCATGTCCGCGTGGGAGATCGGCCAGCGCACCGGCCTCCCAGCCGGCGAGGTGGCGCAGTTCCTGGACGACCTCGCCCGCACGCGCGGGCGGTGGGCGGTGTGGACGATCGACGAGCGGTGCCGACCCGAGGTGCTGCGTGAGTGGTGGGGGGACGACCTGTGAGCGCCAAGCCGCGCAAGTGCCGCATCTGCGGGGAACCCGCCCGTCTGTACATCTCCGGTTCGTGGTGCGACACGCACCTGCCTTTGAGTGGAAGGAAGTGGACATGAGCATCGACCTGACCGCAGCCGTCGAGGCCGCAGCCGTCGTCGAGATCGGCCTGTCCTTCAAGGGCGACGAGTTCGCCCGCATCCCCGTCGGCACCGCCGCCGCCGAGAAGATCCTCACCGCTGCCGCCCCGCTCATCGAGGCGGCCGTCCGTGAGCGCATCGCAGCGGACATCGAGGCGGCCGTTGACCGGGCCCGAGAGGTGCGTCAGTCCACATACGGACTCTGGCCGGGCATGGAGTTCGCCGCCCGGATCGCACGCGGGGAGGTCAAGCCGTGACCTTCTATCACGCTGACGCCGCCTTCGAGGCGGCCCTGGCCCGGCACCTGGACACCCTGGAGCTGGACGAGGAACTGGCGCAGGCGGCGGAGGACGCCGGCTTCGACAGCATCAACGAGTTCCTGTCCGCGATGGCGGAGGACGAGGCGGAGAGGCGGGCTGAGCTGGCCCGCGAGGAGGTGATGTGGGGGTGAATATCATTCCGCGCAAGGAGGAGTACGCCCCCATCGTGACGCTCCTGGAGTCGGGGGAGTACGACACCCCCGAGGCTCTGGCGAAGGCGATCATCAAACAGGCGTACGCCACTCTGCTCCACCGCGACTGGTGGTTGACACTGGTGGACATGGGTAAGGCGTCCCACGGGTACGGTCTGTCAGCGACGGAGAGAGCCGCTGAGCGGCTCGAACTGGGCGGGGGGTTCCCCCGCACCGTCGTGAAGATTCGCAGCGCCGAGGGGCACGTTTCCGCCGTCGAGGAGCGGGGCTGGTGAGCCACCTCCGCTGCCCCGACAACGGGAAGATCGGCTACCTGACGGAGCATGAGGCGAACCGGGCGCTGCGCAAAGCGCAGCACGTCCGCCGCCGTGCGTACATGGCCCGCCGCTACGCCAAAGGCAGGGACGGTGTGGTGGGGGACGTGCGCCGGCTGGAACGGCGGCCCTACCCCTGCACGACGTGCAACCGGTGGCACCTGACATCCCAGAAGGAGAGGCTTCCGCTTGGCTGATCGATCATGCACATTCGACGGCTGCGGCCATCCCGCCGAGTCGCGCGGACTCTGCCACGCGCATTATCAGCAGTGGCGCAAAGGCAAGGACCTGTCCCCGGTGGCGCGTCGACCCCGCCGCTCGGTCGAAGAACGGTTCTGGGAGAAGGTGAGCCAGGACGGGGAGTGCTGGATCTGGACCGGCAGCCAGACCGGTGGAAGGGGGACCTTCTATCTTGGCGGCGGTCCGAAGCTCGCCCATCGCGTCTCCTACGAGATGATGATTGCGGACATTCCGCCAGGGCTTCAGCTCGACCACCTGTGTCGCCGGCCACTCTGCGTCAACCCATACCACCTGGAGCCGGTGACCAACCAGGAAAATCAGCGAAGGGGCGTCAACAGCTATGCAATCCGAACGCGCTGCAAGAGCGGGCGACACGACATTACCAGGGAGGGCTCCCGCAGAGCGCTCCCCAGGGGCAGGTGGACATGCCTGGAGTGCAGCCGCGAATCGAACAGGCTGCGGAAGCGACGACTGCGGGCTGTTCCACCTCACGTCTCAACGTGAGCGTGTTGACGTTTCGACCATGAGCGATGGGGGATGGGAAGCATGAGCTGCGAGCACGAGTACGACGACGAGGTGGGGATGCTGACCGCTGCGGTGGCGCAGGGCCATGAGGACGCGGTGCAGGTCGTGCGCGAGGCCGAGTCGGCGCTGATACAGGCGACCGACGGAGACTCTCCGGCGACGTGGGCCGGGACGCCCTGGTGGCACGTTCACCGGCTGCTGCGGGTCCTGACCACCCCCGCCCCTGTGTCGTCTCCCGCCGGGGAGGACGTGGAGCGGGCGAGCACGGCAGAGGTGGCCGAGGTGCTGCGGCTGATCGAGCGGGCGCGCGACGAGGTGGGTCGCATCTGCGCCGCGCCGCGTGACGAGCGCTGGCGCATGAGCATCCCGGCCAACCCTGATCGGGACAGTGACCTCATCATCGACGCCGCGTTGGGTGCCGCCGCGTCCCTGCTCCGGCAGGACCCGCCCCAGGTGGCCGGGGTGGACGTGGAACGGGTGGCGCGGGAGGCCCATGCGCGCCTGATGTGGTCCTCGCGCGTCAACGGCTACGGCACGCCCTGGGAGCGCCTCGACGAGTCCCAGCGCAACGGGTGGCGCGAGTACGTCCGCGACCTCCTCGCCGCCCTGCCCACCCGCCCGGTCGAGGCGCAGGAGGGGCTGCCGTGCGACGGCGGGTGCAGCGTGGAGACAGGCGGCCCCGCTGAGGACTGTTCGCGCCACGGTCGGCCCGTCCGCGAGGTGTGGGACGCGCTCGCTACGGTGCAGGCCCGGGAACGCGCCGCCCTTGCCCGCGCCGAGGCTGCCGCGCAGACCCTGTGGGACGCCTACGAAGTCATGGGCTTCGACACGGACGGCGACAAGACCCCCGCCGCACTGATCGCCGGGAGCGGCTTCGATGGCTTCCTGCGGTGCATGGCCCGCGCGTTCCGTGAGGCGCGCAAGGACTGGGACGACGGCGACGACGAGACCGCTGCCGAACTCCAGGCCGCCCTTGCCCGCGCTGAGGCTGCGGAGGCCGAGAAGGAGCGTTGGCACGAGGCGGCGCTC